CCTGACCACTCATACCGTCACCAACCTGACCACTCATACCGTCACCAACCTGACCACTCATACCGTCACCAACCTGACCACTCATACCGTCACCAACCTGACCACTCATACCCTCAATACCCTGACCACTCATACCGTCACCAACATCCTCACCACCCATATCCTCGCCAACCCTCCCTCCTTTTTGTTTAAGTTTTCTATTCATTCTTTTAACCATTCTTATCAATTCTATATATTAACGCTACAAAAAATTATAAACGCACAATTGTATTTTCCTAAATACTACTATACACCGATAAATCAATTAAAATGGAACAAACCGCCACCGTTCCTTGTGGATAGTTGCATTTTAATTAATTTATCTGTAACGTTGCCTTTGAATATCTAGTGGAACGCCTCTTGGGCTGAAGGTGCCATTTTACACCTTTGGACATTAAAAATGTCCTAGGTAACGTTACTTTTTGTTACTGATAAATTGCTGAATTTAAATGTTCAAAGGTGTAAATATTCAAGAGTCTAAAATCCAAAATTTAGTTCATCAGTAAACTGATATTTGACAATACTATGACAATGAATTCATATTTTACTCGATTTATTTGTCTAAATATTTAATGATATAGACGTCTACTTGGTTTTCGCTTTCTAGATTTCTTGACCCCTCTTTTCCCACCTGCCATACCGCTTGTACGTGTTACAGTAAATCTCTTTCCATCAATAACGCCGCTTGCACCATCAGTTATTAGTTTAAAATCTGTTATTGTTATTATCTTTCCTTCTTTTAGTGTTATTTGTCTAGTATTTTCGGCACTTCCACCAGTTGGTGTCGCGTTGCTTGTACTAGAATTGTCGACTTTAGAATCTGTTGTTGTCGTGTTTCCGGTTAGTGTTGTTTCTCTAGCTTTTTTGTTACTCACAACTAATGGCAAATCCATACTTTGAATAGGTTCAATACTTGAAGGTGAAACAATGCTGGTTCTAGAAGCTGATTGTAATCTCTCATCTAATTTTTTAAAAAGTATTTGGTATTTTTTATATCCAGAAATTAATCTAGAGTCGAGTTCAATATTTTGGTTAAAATATTCTTCTGATGGAGCTTTAACCCTATCCCACGTTAGGTTTCTTCTTTTAATTTCTATCCTTTCATTGAAGTCCACTACTAGTTCCTCTATATTTTTTTTCAAAAAAACCAATGATTCAGAAATATAATCTAAACAATTATTTGCGGTTTTTATTCCAACAAAAAGTTTTGTATTTAGATATATATAACCTACACTTGTTATAAAATCCTTTCTAAATTTTTCAATGATATCTTCGACAGGGTGGTTATCGAAATAAGTTTCATCTTCTTGTGAAATGTTTGCTGGCTCAATTGAATTATAAATTTTATCTACGTCTTTTGGTTGAGGTAATTTAATTTGTGCGTCTTCATCATCCGAATATTGTAAAGATAGTTCAGACATAAATATATAATAATTTAACTATATTATTAGTATATATTTATCGACGAGTCCGACTCTTTTTTTTATTATTTGAATTTCTTCTTGCCGTTTTTTTTGATTTTTTAGACTTTTTGCGACGTGATTTACCACCACCTTGACCCTTAACTGTTGTTTCATATTGATCACCGTTTTCATCTACATATGTCCAAACATTACCGTTATTGGTGAGTTTTTTAGAAATTTCTTCTATTTTTGATACTGGTGCTGGTGCTGGTGCTGGTGCTGGTGCTGGTGCTGGTACTGCTGATGATCCTGTTACTGCTGATGATCCTGTTACTGATGAGTCTGCTGATACTGCTCCTGTTGCTACTGCTCCTGTTGCTGATGATCCTGTTACTGATGAGTCTGCTGGTACTGCTGTTGCTAGGGCTGCTGCTGATGGGTCTACTGTTGCTGATGGGTCTACTGTTGCTGATGGGTCTACTGCTGGTACTGCTGCTGGTACTGCTGCTGGTGAGGTTTTTCCTTTTTCTTCTTCTGTTGCTGCTAGTGGGTCTGCTGCTGCTGGTGAGGTTTTTCCTTTTTCTTCTTCTGTTGCTGCTAGTGGGTCTGCTGCTCCTGCTGGTGGTGCTGGTAGGCCTGCTGCATCATCTTGTTGTTTTTCTCCTTCTCCTTCTCGTTCTAATTCTGCTATTTCTTTATCAGGCATTATTTAATAAAAACAAATATAAATATATATAATATTCATAAAAAAATATTATCTATCTTACTCATCTTAATAGGTAGCACTAGGTCTATTTTTGTTGTTATTTGCTAAACCCCCATCGTTACGCGTTGAAGCACCACCTCTTGTCCAGCCATCTAAAGCCGCCTCTTGTACTGTATTCTTCGGGTCCTTAACATAATCTTCCATCTTAGAATCCATAGGATAAAGACTATAAGGAGCAAAAGACTTCTCCATGATTGTCGAAACACTCTTCTTGTCGCTTACTAATTCTCCCTGTTGAAGCTGGGATTCCAAAGAAGGGTCCGCACTACCACGACCCAAATAAGGAACCGTCAAAAAGGGCCGCTCAAATAACTGTAACTTCTCTAAAGGACGCTCTTGCCCCGCTTTCAACATCAAATTAGAATCAACATCTACTGAGTTCGCACTTAACCCATCACCATGAGTAAGTCCAAAGAATGTCATAGTCGGCTGTTGTACAGCAAAATTAACATGGCTATTAGACAAGTTCTCGCTAACAAAATTAGATAACGTATAATTGGCAAACCGGGTATTATAAACATTTTTTTGGGATTGGTCAGTCACGTCAGAACCTAATCGACCCATATTATGAAAAGTATAAGAGTTCAGTGTGGCCATTTCACTAAATATATATTACTAATATAATATATATTGAGAACAAAATCAAAATCAAATTCAAAAAACAAAAACACAAAACCTTATTACTTTGTCAAAAAGTGTATTGAAATGCCAATAGCTACAAATGCTTTGGCAATACAATCTAAAATATTAAAACACGTATTCATTACCTTTTCGTCGAACATATACAAAACACCATACAAAGACCATAAAAAGAAATAGACACCAAAAATAATCATATTTGCCTGATTTGTCTTTCCCTTCAAAAATTGAGTATACAACAGCCAGAAAATGCCGAAAAACGGAATAAACCCCAATATATCGGCACTCGTTCGGCAAATCATATGGTTCTCTCCTAAATATCCAAAAAATAACATAAACCAATCTAATACAATTATTCCAAAAAGACGTAGCCCATTTACCGGGATACTACTATTCATAGACAAAATTAATGTGAGAGATATCAACATAAGAGGCGTAGTAATTGCCCAATCAATATAACGTAGCTGATTTATACCTTCCCACCCCAACGTATTTTCGTGACATAAATTATATGCATCAATTGCTTCATTATAGTATAAATAAACAAATGCGGCACTACCAGTAATTGTAGACTCTATCCATAAAATATTACGCATGCTAGTCGTTTTCACAAAAATACTACAAATAAACGTTAACGTCGATGCAAATAACAAAAAATAAAGGGTAGTGCGAAAAGATAATTGTGTAAAATTTATGCTGCTGCCTTTCTGTAAAACAGTTTCAACATTTGTATCGAGTTTATCTTTTTGACTAGGTTCTGTTACTTGATAGTCCATGTGATTGATACTTTTTTTTATTATATATAAAATTATACATAATAAAAAAATAACTTATCTATTTAATAATTGTTATACCGCGTCAAATTACGAGCACACGCGAATTTATTACCTTCTTTACAAGAAATCATACTACCATAACAGAAATCAGCGAACGCACCCTGGTCATTTGGAATCGTGGTCGCTGGATTTGAATGAAATGGCCGAAGTGATTGCTCAAACATTAATTGTTCTCCTAAATCCTTAAATAATTTGTCTGATAAATCGGGCTGATCAGGATTTGCATCATTTACTAATTTCTTGGCCTGGTCCAAAATTTTTGAACTAATCGTTTGATTGAAGGCAGGCGGAGCAGGTTTCTTATTGGGATTATAATCATAATCTGTAACTAACACATTACTAAACGGATTCGAAGAATCAGGACTAGTAAATAAGTCAGTAGGAACTGGTATTTTGTTATCAGTATAATAAGCTAGACCCGCACCTTCGAAACCTTCCACTGAACCTTTTTTATCTAGCTTTTTACCAGCAACCTTCTTACGTTCTTTTTCGTGAAAAAAATACATTACAAATACGGCACCTAATGTCACTGCACCTACCATCAAAATCCGTACTGTTGGATTAATAATTAAACTAATGATTGTCAATAAAATAACAGTACGACTTACGGCATTTAATTTTTGTTGATACGTCATGGTATCAATTGGAAAAAACTCTAAAATGGATTGCTGTTGAAAGAGAACATTTGGATTTTCGGTCCAAAAAGGAATCGGGTCGGGCTTTTTTTTTGTCGGTTCATTTTCATAATTATCAAAGTTCTCAAAAGTGACGGTTTTTTTGTCAGGATTGGACAAATCGCCCGCCTCACCACCGTATTTTCCATTTTCACCACCATCTTCACCATCTTGACTATTTTTACCATCTTTTGCTTTTTTTAAAATTGGCTGAATAGGCGTATCATATGAATTAGTTGGAATAGTGCCAGTGTTTTGGTTCATTATCTATAATATCGATATATATTCTTATTTAGTATATTAGACAATATCAAAAAACAAAAGGTCGCTAAATACTCTCACCTCTCTTCTTAATACAATTCTTATCCATTTGAAAACTTTCGCATTTTTTTTCCTGTGGAACAATCTGTAAAACGCATTTAGATTTCTCACCATATAGAGGTTCGGTACAACCCTTTTCCTCAGTAACCGATAATGGTTTGGCAAACCGTACATGCTTCTTTTTTTTTACCATTTTTAGCGTTTTTTTCTTTATGTTTTTCGGAGATTTCGTACAGCGAGAACGGAAATGCTCATACCGTTCCCGAACATCAGCATAAGAAAGTCCCGACTTTTTCTTCAACATTGTATTGATCACCTCGTGTAAATCATAGATATATTTAGAAAAAGTAGCCCGGGATTCCATGTCTTTTGCCTCTAAAGGTAGTTTCTTAAAATTCTTACGCAGATTTTTCCGGCATTTTCCACAGGGCAATACATATTCTAAATTCAAAATAAACTCCCGATAATGTTTTTTATCCGATTCAGACGGATGAACAGGGTAATTAAAACTTATCGTATGTAGACAATGCCACATACTGGGTCCCCAAACTGTGGTCAACATTCCGTCATTACTATTATAATCATCTTCTGAATAAATAATGTTTTCACTATTATTACCATTATTACGTAATATGTGATGGAGTTCCTTAGTCATTTGTTTATGACTAGGACCATGACCATGACCATGACCATTCTTTTGTGTATATCTTTTTCTAGGAACCATTTAGTTATATTATCTAGATAAAAAAATGAGTACAAATAAGCAAAACCAAATATAACCATATAATATAAGTTCAAATGGCGAATATTGTTGATGTCATAAAGCGTTACATTTCCCCGTATTATTATTTAATTGTTGGAGTTACAGCACTCGTTTTATTCATGACAATCGGATATTATTCCTATAATACTTTTTATACGAAAAAAGCCGCGAATAAATTCACAGATGTAGCAAACGCAAATCGTCGTAATAAAGAAGCCAATGTATTTTTCTTCCATGTAGACTGGTGTCCACACTGTAAAAAAGCTTTACCAGAATGGAATGCTTTTAAAGCTCAAAGTGATGGAAAAGAAATTAATGGATATTTAGTGAAATGTGTAGAGATTGACTGTACAAATGAGACTAGTGATGTTACACGTGCTATCAATGAATACAAGATTGAGTCTTATCCCACAGTGAAGATGTTACGTGATGAAAAGGTAGTCGAATTTGAATCTAAGATTACGACAACATCGTTAAATAGCTTTGTGACTACGATGTTAAATGACCCATAAAACGCTGGTTTTTATGATATTGCGTAAAAAATTGAAAATCTTTTTATTTTATTGAACAGAAATAAAATAAACCAAAGTATAGCAATGGCACACCAAAACAAGTCTCATAATATCTTCAATAACTTGGAAGAGATTGTAGACCACGATGACTCGACCAGTAATATAGAAAGAAAGGCAAAAAAGAAACTTCGAGAAATTGAATTACTGAAAGCAAGACTCAATATTACTCCTGAACAACAAGCAAAAATAAAATTAGAACGTCATTGGAAATTATTCATCAAATCCAATATCAAACTATATTCACAAAACAAATTTGGTGTTACGCATTCTTTTCGCCTATGTCACGTAAATGAACAAGAAGAATGTCCTATTTGTCTCAACCTTATTCATAAAAACCTATATGTAACTACTAATTGCAACCATGTGTTTTGTGGCGATTGTATCCATACTCAAGTCGCATCTGCGAAACTAATAAGATGTTCTCTATGTCGCCAAAATATAACAAATTTGGATTTCCACGAAAAGGATAATATGCATGAAGTAATGAGAACATTAGCATTCAAGAAGGTTCGCCTCTTTATGTTAAGTGATGATTATTAAACTTCAAAGTTTGCACCCATATCTATTATACGTTTTCGTTCTTCATGATTTGATATAATATCATGAAGACTACCAATTGTCATTGGTGTGGCTTCTAATGCACATTCAATCCCAATCGATAGCAATTTCGGATAAATAACAATTTTTTCTATCGTCTGATTAAAAATAACCATCAAATAATCAAATATATTTGATTCTTTCGATAAGGTTCCCATTCCCTCAGAATAAATCCGATAAACGCCCAGGATTTCACTAGCGTCCGCACCATTTTCTATGCATTGTATTAATGGATAATTAGATAAGAAACCTCCGTCACCATATGCTCTTGCTTCTCGTAAAAAAGGCATAAAAATAACGGGTAAACAACATGAACAGTAGATAACGTCAATAACCCGCCAATCACCGTGCGTTTTGTATGACATATCTGTTAAGGTAAATGAATTTAATTCAGTTGTAAATATATGTATTTCTATCCCATTCAACTCATAAAATTCTTTCAATGTGATTCCTATCGGAATATCTTTTCCAGCAAATAATGGATACAATGCATCTTCAAAGATTTTATTGTTATAAATACCCATTTTATTAATTAGACTATCAATCATTGAATAAGTATCGATTTTAAAAATATGTTGCCAAGGACGTTTTATAAAATAGTTGTCAATTTCAGACCATTCATATCCTAATGCGATAATAACGGCAATAAAAGAACCCACAGATGTTCCATAAATGGTTTGGATGTTCTCTATTTTCCAATAATTTTGTTTATGAAGTTTTTGAAGTGTTCCATAAAAAGTAAGACCCGAAATCGCACCACCTGATATAACTAAATGTCGAATCTTAGTTTCCCCACTTTTTACAGAAGGGTCTAATTTAACATTGCATTGTTTTTCTGACATTTTTTATAAAAATTTTTGTAATAGATGAATAAAGTAGTTGTATTTTTCTATGTTTTTTCTTTGTCCAATGTATAAATAATAAAAAACTAAAAGAATGTCTTGTTTTTTATTTGCAGATGATCAAGAAAGTACTAGAAAGGTCAATATAGACGAACTATATGACAAAGCCCAACAGCGTGATTTGAAACAACTTGCAATATTCAATAAAATATTGAATCGTGTTCATAAACGCATTACAGTGACCGCAAAAAATAAACAGACTGATAAACATGTATGGTTTGTGGTTCCTGAATACATATTTGGAGAACCAATCTATGACCAAGGGGATTGTATCGCACATTTAGTAGTAAAATTAGAAGAAAATGGATTTCATGTGCGATATGTTCATCCAAATACATTATTTGTTTCTTGGAACAATTGGGTACCTTCTTATGTTCGTAATGAAATAAAGAAAAAAACGGGAATAGTTTTGGATGAAAAGGGGAATATTATCAAAAAAGACGAAGATGGTGAGAATCCCGATGACCCAAACAGCAAATTATTCAATGATAAACAGAATAATTTACAAAAAACTGGAAAGCAATATACGCCGATTAACCAATATAAACCCACCGGAAATTTAGTATATAATCCAGAAATGTTTGAAAAAATAGAAAAAAAAATTAATTAAATATTGGTGATACAATTATATTTTTTAGTTCTCTTACGATTCGTTTTCTTTGACTTTTTGGTAGAACAGAATTGTCGTCTTTTACTGCCACCAATGGTCTTAGTACTAGCACTAGCACCACCAGCAACTGCATTAGCACTAGCACCACCAGCAACTGCATTAGCACTACCACCACCAGCAACTGCATTAGCACTAGCACCACCAGCAACTGCATTAGCACCAGCACCACCCGCAACTGCATTAGCACCAGCACCACCTCCCGTTTTGTATTCAACTTTCCAATTATTTTTATCAGAAGCAGCTGTTTCCAAAGCAGTTAATTCTGTTCGCATTTTATTAATTTGTGTTTTTATCATCTTTCTAACCTCGTCTTCGCCTTTATTACCATCTACAATTTCTAATCTTTCTAAAAGCGTCAATTTTAATGTTTTGTTTAATTCACCTGTTAAAAGTTTCATTTTAAAAGAATTTCTTACTGAACTTGCCAATGGACCAAGTAACTCAATAATTATTTTTTGTCCCTTTGATTTATTTTCCTTTTCCATAAATATATCAAATCTTCTTCGTAAAGCATCTACAAAGTTAAACAACATTTGTTTCCCATCTTCAGATTTAATATAGTCGCAAATATGGTCAGTAACAAAATCAGCTATTGCATTTGTATTTAATTTTTGTAAACTTTGGATTTGTAACGGATCAATTTTACCTCTTGTCAGAGTAACATCACATATTGATGCTTCTTCTTCTTGTTTTGTAACAGGTTTTGATGTTTCTTCCTCATAATAAAAAAATAACTCTTCTAATTTAACTTTATCTTGTGCGAATTCAGTTAAATATTTTTTTAAATTTGCAATAACGTCTTTTGTTAAATTTTGACTATATTCTTTTTGAATTACTTGACAAATTGTTCGTATTATTCTTTTTGAACATTCGGCAATTTTACCTGACATATTTGCAAAACCATCGTTTAACTTTTTGGTAGCTGCTGCCATTACAAGTTCATTGCATTCCTTTTCTTTTTGTTCGGGGGTAACAGTTTTTCCTCCACCTCCACCACCACCACCTGCACTAGGACCTGCACCACCTGCACTAGGACCTGCACCACCTGCACTAGGACCCGCACCACCTGCACTAGGACCTGGAACTGCACCACCTGCATCTGGAACTGCATCTGGAACTGCATCTGGACTTGCATCTGCATCTGCATCTGCATCTGGACCTGACATTTTAATAATTTAATATCTACTATATCTGGATAAAAAAATTGAACGTAGGAAACTATATTTGGTTTATCCATATAGCTATGAACATCGGGAAAAAACTAGTAATTCGCGTTCCAAAAAATAAAAACACTTCTATCGAAAATGTAAAACCAATGGAAACCGTCAGTCTTTCTGGTAACAATGCCTTTCCACTCAAAATTCGCAGAGAACTAAGCGAACAAAATCTTGAAAACATTGAAAAGTCAAAAAACAATAATAAAAATACTAACAAAACTGCTAAAAAGAAAAAGCCTGAATTATCCTCCCTTGACAAATCCAAACTATGGGATATTTTTGATTCTGATAGAAATCAATCTGAACCTAACGCCACTTTAGAATCAATTCAATGTGTTTATACAAATGACGGCACAGATTTGTGTAATTTATGTAAATCTCAATTAATGATTATGGAAGACGGATTCCCTACTTGTACAAATATCCACTGTGGTGTTATGTATAAGGATACGCTGGATTATTCTCCTGAATGGCGATTTTATAATGGGGATGATAAGAACGCGAATGACCCAACCCGGTGTGGAAATCCAATCAACCCCCTACTAGTCGAATCCTCATTTGGTTGTAAAGTGTTATGTACGACAAAATCATCTTATGAGATGAAAAAAATTCGAAAATGGACAGAATGGCAATCGATGCCCCATAAGGAAAAGTCCCTCTATGATGAGTTTCAGTTTATAACGATTATGGCACAAAACGCAGGCATTCCTAAAATATTTATTGATGATGCTATGGCAATTCATAAAGACATTTCTGAACAAAAGATGTTTCGTGGAATGAATCGGGATGGAATCAAGTCTGCATCTATTTATATTTCATGCCGTCTTAATGGCTGCCCACGTACTGCACACGAAATTGCGGAAATATTTAGGTTAGATAAAACGAGTGCGACGAATGGGTGCTCTATGGCGGTAAATATTTTGCATAACATTGAGCGTAATGTCGACCCGTCAAAACAAGCCGATTTATGTGTTACTTTACCTAGTCTCTTTATAGAAAGATACTGTAGTCGTCTTAATTTCAATCAGGAATTAACTATGCTTGCTAAGTTTGTTGCAAATAAAGTGGAAAAGAAGAATTTAATTACGGATAACATACCACATGCGATTGCAGCCGGAATTGTATATTTTGTAGCTTATAATTGTCAAATGAATGTTTCTAAACAAGATATTAAGGTAATTTGTGGCGTTAGTGAAGTAACTATAAATAAATGTTTCAAGAAATTGGAAGCAAATCGTGAAAATTTCTTACCCACGGCAATTTTAGAAAAATATAACTAATGAGTTGATGTTTAGGTGATTTATTTTTTTATGTCAATTATTATATATATTTTGTGATGGAAGGCGGAAACCAAATGAATGAAGAACAAATTGCTGCAAAACAATTAGCGGATAAAGCTGCTGCCGATAAAGCTGCTGCTGAGAAAGCTGCTGCTGAGAAAGCTGCTGCTGAGAAAGCTGCTGCTGAGAAAGCTGCTGCTGAGAAAGCTGCTGCTGAGAAAGCTGCAAAAGAATTAGAGGAAAAAGCTGCTGCCGAGAAAGCTGCTGCTGAAAAAGCTGCTGCTGAGAAAGCTGCTGCTGATAAAGCTGCTGCTGAGAAAGCTGCAAAAGAATTAGAGGATAAAGCTGCTGCTGAGAAAGCTGCTGCTGATAAAGCTGCAAAAGAATTAGAGGAAAAAGCTGCTGCTGAAAAAGCTGCTGCCGAGAAAGCTGCTGCCGAGAAAGCTGCTGCCGAGAAAGCTGCTGCCGAGAAAGCTGCTGCCGAGAAAGCTGCTGCCGATAAAGCTGCTGCTGAGAAAGCTGCAAAAGAATTAGAGGATAAAGCTGCTGCTGAGAAAGCTGCAAAAGAATTAGAGGATAAAGCTGCTGCTGAGAAAGCTGCTGCCGATAAAGCTGCAAAAGAATTAGAGGAAAAGGCTGCTGCTGAGAAAGCTGCTGCTGAAGCCAAAGCTGCTGCTGAAGCCAAAGCCGCAAAAGAATTAGCGGATAAAATTGCTGCTGAAGCCAAGGCTGCAAGAGAATTAGCTGAGGAAGCCATTCGTATTGCTAACTTACCTCCTAAACTCGTATTCATTGTACCATACCGGGACCGTGAACAACAACAACAATTCTTTGCTACACAAATGAAAACCATATTAGAAGATTACAAACCCGAAGAATATAAAATATATTATGCGAGTCAAAATGACACACGCGATTTCAACCGTGGTGCATTGAAAAACATCGGATTTTTAGCCATGAAAACCAAATACCCCAACGATTACAAAAACATGACCTTTGTTTTTAATGACGTTGATACAATGCCTATCGCTAAGAATTTCTTACATTACGAAACTCAGCCTGGAACGGTAAAACATTTCTATGGTTACAAATTTTCACTAGGTGGAATCGTTTCAATTAATGGTGGTGATTTTGAGGCTATTTCAGGATTCCCAAATTTATGGGCCTGGGGGTATGAAGATAATTTATTACAAAAACGCGTCCTTGCCGCTGGATTAAAAATTGACCGTAGCGAGTTTTATCCTATTATGGATAAAAATATTTTCCAAATGAAGGATGGATTATATAGAGTTGTAAATCGCAAAGAATTCGACCGCGTTATGAATGATACCAAAGAAGGCATTCAATCTATCACTGATTTGCAATATTACATTGATGAGGATACTGGTTTTATCAATATTAACCAGTTTTCAACGGGCACGGTATCAGATACGGCATCAAATTCTGTCTATGATTTACGTAATGGATTATTGCCCTTTACTATCCAGGCCAAACCCGTTGGTGGACGCAGACGTCCTACTATGACTATGGTACATTTCTAAAAAATAAAACCACAAAAAATACACATAAAAACAACAAGACAAATAGTTGTAATGAATATAGATCCATTACAAATATTACAAGTATCAATTTATTCAAAAATCATAAATGGAGTAACAACAGATCCACGTCAAATCATATTATTAGCATTAGCATTTTTTATTTATAAAATGATCGATATCGAATATTGCAAAAAAAAAATATTAGAAAGGATACATTTTACTTCACAATCAGAATGCTCTATAACGATACCATTTCATAGACGCACTCTAATTACAAATAACTATGGAACACCAAAAGAAAACATACATATCAGTTATAGTGCTCGCTTTCATGCATTGAATTATTATCTTTCTAAACATGCACCAGAAAATATATATCAAATGGTCGAAATCATGAAGCGAGAATACAAAAATTCGTATCATGATAGCGAAGTCATTGATTATATTTTATTACCTGTACAAAACCAGAAAATAGAGATTTGTAAAGAACAAAATATTCAGTTTGAAATAATCGTAGAACAGGATAATCGTGACGAAGAGGATGGTAAAAAAGAAAAGAAAAAGCAGCAGAATGTAAATGCTAAAAATTACGTATATCGGATTTCTAAAAAGGGGAAGGAAAATTACCATATTTTAAAAGAATTCCTGGAAAAATGTGTAAAAGAATTTGAAGATGAAACTATCAACCGAAAGCAACAGCAAACGTTTGAATTCATGAAATCGGAAAAGGATGAGGATGATAAAACCCGCCTTTCATTTCGCGAATATCCGTTTAAAAGTAATAAGCACCTGGATAAAAATATATTTTTCGAGAACAAGCAAGATTTTATTCAATATATTGATAAATTCCGACATAGAGAACTCGAGAAAAATATCAGTGAAACCGAATATGAGGATTCCGGAATCACGTTCAAAGCCGGTATTTTATTACATGGGAAACCCGGATGCGGAAAATCAGCGACAATTCGCGGTATTTTAAACCGCACAGGCCGGCATGGAGTATTAGTCCGATGGTCACTTTTGAAAACCTGTGCGGACTTTACAGGAATTTTCCGGTCAGCAATTAATAATACGAAATATGATTTAAAAGACCTTTGTTTTATTTTTGAGGATTTTGATGCCAATAAAGATGAAGTTCTAAAAAAACGTACTGATGTCATAACAGATCTAGATTTTGTAGAATTATCAGAAGATAATACCAATCAAATTGACCATAGTGACCCGACAATTGAGAACATCTTAAAAATAACCAATGATCAACAAATAAAAAACATGCATAATGTTCTCCAAAGTATGACAAAAAATAGAGGCGATGAATTGACTTTGGAATGTGTACTGAATACGATTGATGGAATTATCGAACTTCATAATGCGATGTATATTTTTACGACAAATATGGATATTAGTAAAATTGATAGTGCGTTTATTCGTCCTGGACGAATCGATTATATTTTGGAATTAAAATTAGCGACTGTTACTGTTATTCGCGAAATGATCTATTATAAGTATCGTAGTGCGAACATTGATTTCAAAAAATACGAGAACCTCTTTTTAAAAATGAAGGATGAGAAAATAAGTCCGGCGGAAGTCCAGAAGATATACATGAGATATGGCAAGGGTCAGATAAAGGAATGTCTGCAAGAATTAGTCAAGGCAACAAACGGAAAAAAATAATTCATATAGATTTTTCAATTGGCTTAGTATAAAACTAGCTCATCCGGTCTCCCATCTGCAAAATATTTGATACCGTCACAGAGGTTTCCCATTCTGAATTTTCCCACCTGTTTATCTCCATTTTTACATTGTAAGATTCCTTCATCTTCGCCAGTCCATCTATCATCAGAATAAGTTCCGTCAAAGTAATCACCGTTAAGAAATGTCATTCTGCCCTTTTTAGGGTCGCCATTATCATAAATCTCACCCTCAAATTGCTTTCCATCAGGCCAGGTAATTATTCCAAAATATTGGATTATTGTCATGTGAGTTTTCTTTTTACTACCATTGAAAATAGAACCATCGGGGCAGTTTATAACTACGTCAGCAGTTTCCATTGGCAATATGTGTTTGAATAATTATTTTTATTAAAAAAAAAAGATTTCAATTTTTTACTATGAATTTGTTTTTATCATTCACCAAGAATGGTTTTTGCTACCATTCTTTGCCAAAGTAAAATACACCTACAAATGTCTTTCCATCCGGATAAGCCATGACTCCTTCATTCGTTGGTTTTATGTCTTGCTCGCAGGTTTCATACTCATAATCATAGTCGCAGTAATCATCCTCAAAATTATCGCTTTCCACAGATATTTGTTGGTCAATTAATTCTTTTGTCTCTTCTTCAATTTGTGAGGGCCATGAATAATGAATAGGGCCTTCATAAATGTTGCCGTTTACAAAGATAATAATCCCATAGAATGGCCGTCCTGTTTCGGAATCAAACTCACCTTGAAATACATCACCATTCGGATAAATTTTTTTATTTCCCTTAGGCTCGCTCTTTACAAAATTCCATACTGGTTCCACAGAGTCTGATGAACCCTGGACCAACTCAGGAAACTCTTTTTTTCCGTTGGATATAATTTTTGCCATATTTACTTGCTGTGTTTAGAAAGATATCGAAAACAATTATAAAATTCAATTTTTTACATATCTCGATAAAAAATTGAATTTTCAATTTAATTTAATAATAATAACATACAAAACAGTGAAAATGCAAGAGGTCGAAACAATGAGCGAAATTCTGGGTTCAGTGACTATTCGTGCTCCAGCACTTTACCGTCTGCTAAGCAATATTTATACCCTAACTATAAAAACACCAGAGGTTTTTCTAGGAAAAATAAACAACGATTTTTATCCCAGTATTGGCGTAGAAAGTGAGGATGGTATGGTCCTAGCTACGATGGTTTATCAAATGAGTACGACAAAAAGTGCCGGAACCGGTTTTCCTACAAAAAATATGGATTTGCTAGCTAAGGCACTTATGCGTGTTGTACGTTGTTATGCTATTATGCCTGAGATTTATTCCAAGATAAATACGCTTTGGGCCGCACAATTAGTATCATCTTTGATTGCCCCTTGTATCGATATGAATGCTGCAAATATGCGAGCTCAAGAAATCAAAGATTTGAATCAGGTATTTTATAACCTGAGTAAAAATACAGGCAGTCAAGAGGTTGTTGCCTCTTGTGAAAAGTTAGATATTATAGAGGCTACCTTAAATCCGGACAGTGAATTTATTGTGTTTACAGTAAAAGTTGCTTAATTCCGAAGTCGTTCCAATTACATATTAGCAGGGAACCTACGGTTCCCCTGCGACCCCTCCCTTTTCTTTTGAAAAATATTTATAAAATTCAATTAGCATTTATGCATTGATGTAATTTAGTTTAATTCTTATTATTTTCAAAGGATTGAATTCCAGTAACCTACCATTTTATACTATTACATATATATTTTTTTTTTATGCCAAAAATCGTGTTCTCAACACATGGTTTTTTATAAAAAATTGAATAACTTTTTAGACAATCTGAAACCAGCATAAAACCCCCCGAACCAACAGTCAAGATGTCTTACTCCAAGGGCAACAACAACAACAAGAAGTGCGGACATGCCCTGCTTTGCAAGGTGTGTCTGGACAACGGTCTGCCGGAGGTCCGGTATACCAGCCACAATGTGCGTGGCAAGGATGGCAAGGTCTGCTGCCCAGTTCTTCTCAGGAATCCCTGTGACAAGTGTGGCATGTCTGGTCACACGACCCGTGACTGCAGACGCACTGTCGAGAGCAATCGCACAATTGTCAAGGTCGAACCACGAAAGCCTGTCTCTGTGTCCAAGGTGACGGTGGCGGCCAATCTCTTCGATGCTCTGAACTCAGACAACGAATCAGATTCGGATTCGGAACAGGTCGAATTGAAGCCGGTTGTCAAGCCCAAGATTGCCATGAAGAACGGAAACTGGGGCGAAATGGACAGTGATGATGAGGAGGAGTGTGACCTCGAGGCCATGGCCGTGTGGGCCCAGAAGTAATGTAGTGCTAGGTTAGGATTATTTTATGAAATGAAATTAATTAATTTGAAAAAGACGGAACCAACCCGTTTTTTCATGTTCTCTAAAGGCAAACAAACAAATGACAAAATGTAAAAAATTGAATAAAACATAAATCAATAACTTTTTAGTATAATCACACAAAATCCCGGGGGCAAAATGGAGTTCCGAGTAGCGGCATTTTACCGCCTTTTGGACAACATTCAGTCCGTTTCCTCGACGTACCCAGAGTTTGAAAAGTCCTTGATTGATGAGTTGTTGTTTGAGCTGGGAAAAAAATTAACACCAACACTAGAAAATTTGGGAAACATGCTTATGCAAATGAATGTGCATAATCAAGCACTTGCTGAATTTCCGTTTAACGACCTCACGGTTGTTGCGGATATGGTTCTCTACATTGTCAACTATTACAACGCAAATCCTACTCTATCATACGCCATCGCGGCACGATTGACCGGAACAAATAAGAGGAGCGAACTCGCAGAAGGTGGGTATATTTGCCCCTTGGAATGGGTACGCCAAGACGGTCGAACGCAAGAAATTGTTTCCCTGAACAACCAGTTCACTGTGTTGAGTAAAATGGATGGGTTGTCTTCGGTTTTGGCAGAGTTCTTTGAAAATAAAAATCATCCATTTCATCCGGCCAGCCAATTTGTTCGCATTACTACATGATCGTTATTAGCGTAAATTACAAATAGTTTTCATCTACTTCATATAATTTATACGTCAGCCCAACTTCCTCACGAGTCTCCCAAACTCCCGAAATTTTGAGAACATATTGTATATTTTTTTTTTCATCAAAAACATTATCATAATTATCTTTATGGGTTTTCATAAATCCACTATACATTTGCCGTGACAATAAATTAGACAACTTACGATTACATTGTTTTGATTGTTTATAATATTCTAGTATTTTCATTTCTAATCTAGAAAACTCTTGTATTATTGACAGATTATAAGGCGAATATGAATTAAATTTTATCTGATTTTTCAATCTTTCTATTCCTGTTTCTATAGGAAATAAGATATATAGACCATTCATAGTAAAACAATCATTCGAATAAATAATTTTTGTAAAATTTCCATCCATAATTATATTCCGCTTCATATCTAAAAAAAATAAATTTGATAATATAAATCTTTGTGAGTCTATAGTGATAATCATCCTACGTAGAGTCAATTTTTATGTTTATTACTGTTTTTTTAAATATATTAATATACTATAATATACTATAATAAAAATGTATGAATTAATGAAACCAACACCCTATTTGGGGACATTCCCGTACTCATTAATTTCTTGGAAGGGGCAAACATTAAAACAAATAACTTCATCAATACGAGCCAATGGTCAAGTTGACCAAACTCTCGTTTTAAAAAGAAACACGTTTTTTCATCCACGACCCTTGAAAATATATCGTCGGGAAATTGCATCCACCATATCAAACACGCATTCTTGCAATTTGAGAACATCCAGCCGGATAGATGAATTTAATAGGCCAGGTGGCTCTATAATAAATTCTAATGCTTCTATTCAAAATGGTTTAGTCAATACATTAGATGATACCTTTCCAAAAAATTCATGTGAAAAGCCTGGTACGTGTTCTAAATTTCAGAGTCCTTCTGAAAATGCCAAGCGGCGGGTTCGTAGCAGTGGAATGATAAAACGCCAATTTGACATATCTAAAAACAATGATACGTATTGCACTTCCACCAATCAATATTTAATTAGCCGTAACCGTTCTTTTCAACAAAATCAATATAATTATATTCGTCAGGGAAGTTCGACTTCTAAGCCAGGTGATAGTTTATCTTCTGCAAATACCTATTCTTCGAATGGAATTAGTCATTGTCAAAAATATGGTGTCATTGGTTCTCCTCTTACTTTCCAATATCAATGGATAGACGGAGAATATTATACGGTGACTGTGCCAATCGGTTATTATACTCTTGACAACCTATCTGCTCTTTTACATGATATAATGGCTCTTAATCGACATTATTATATATCACTCTCTAGTAATACAAATGTTTTCTTATTGAATATAGGTTATAATGATATCAAGAACGTCGTAGAATTCCAAGTGAGTCCATCCAATACGGATATCTACCCCAACACAAAATTCTCGATTCCTATAACAGCAGTTTGGACCACGCCAACGGTTCCAAATACAGTTGTACCGGGATTTCGTATAACAAATAATGATTTACAAAATGCATTCGGATTTGTAGCAGGAGATTATCCAGCGATTCCTATTCCAACTAGTCCATTTGTTGCGGGCATACAAAATCCACTGACTAAACAAGTATTTGTATCTAGCTTTCCTCCCAAACTTAATCCTGCTTTTGTTAAAATATATTACAAACCCAGCAATCCCCAATTTGCGAAACAAGGTGGCGTATCTTCGAGTGAAGTCACCTTGCGTATGAAATATGATTCTATAACAAATTCTACAGCAGTCTATAGAAACGCAATTGGAATTTCGGTAGGAAACGCATTGGCATATGGTGTTCCAGAAGCAGGTTATACTGTGAAGGATAAGATGGGATATCCTCTCCCCAAATATCCCAAATTCACAAAGACAGGCGAATACAGGACCTGTTCAGATACATCTATACGAGGATAATCAACCCCTATTTTTTGTATATTTATATCATAATAATATAAATATGCCTAGTAAAAGTTCCACTAAAAAAATAAAAATAAAAAAAGCCACTATCAAAAGAAAACCAAGAGTAAAACGAAGAACGTATATACCTTTAAACACTGAAAGTGCTGTTGCAGTTTCACTCAAAAATTACCGAAAACTTGGCGATTTAAATGTGAAAAGGTGTAAAAAAACGAAGAAAGCTCAGCGGGGCGGTTTTTGGCCATTTACATCATGGGGAACTGACCAAAAAAAAACAGATGACGCGTCAACAAATAAAAAAGGTCTCAAATCAGAAAAATTAGATTTAGTAACTTGTCCAAATCCAAAAGGAGCATGTAATACATTAGATACCCAATTTGACCATAAAATCAATCCAACATGGGAGACATGTATTACGGCAAATAGTATCAAAAAACACATTATCTATATAACTCCAAATAATGTAATCATAAAAAGCGTTGAAACAATACAAATCCCCGAATTTTTAGTGAAATTAGACGTAGGTCCAATCATTTCAGCAAAAATTAAAATAGAAGACAAATTTGTAGAATGTTTTATGTTTATTTGCGGTCAATGGTATGTTTCATTACGTCTTTTTACAACAGTCATTTATAATGGGCCGCTTGCCTTTACGGCAGCAAACAGAACATTTTTTCGTTTATCAAACAAAATAAGTTTTGATGTTGACATTTCCAATCCATCTATTGGTTCTAGTTTGATAACGTTTCCAAAAGATAGTTATACAGTTTCGAGTGAACAGTACACTCTACAAACAAGTGCAACAGATACAATAACCTTATCACCAGAATTTTTTGAAAATATAAGCCCAGAAAATGACCCTATGGCTTATAATACAATAGTTAATTTTCGTAATCAAAAAACAATTGCGAACGAAGTAAAACAAGAAATAGTCCTAGACGTAGTAGAAGAAGGAGCAGAAACTATTTTTAATTTTGCAAAAGACCAAGCTAGTTAATATACATCCTCCTCATCTAAACACGGATTAATAAAGACATTGGTTGTTGCAATTATCTGCTGAAATGGTACATTATATTTTGTACACCATTGAATACATTTTTGTACGTTTAGTTTTATCAAATTGTCAATTTTTTCCTGTTTATGCTTATTTTCTATGAGAGAAATGGTATAATGAATATTCTCTATTTGTTGCTGTCCCAAAATCGCATTGTATTCCTCGATTTTCGTAATAAAGCAATATGGAATAGGCATACTTATAAACCGATTAATATAAGATTCGCTGCTTGAATTAACATTAGCTGTCATTTTTTCAAATGCCCGATGAATAAACGGATAAAAGTGTTCACAAGAGGAGAACAAAAATCCCTTACATACAATATATTTCTCTGAATTTGCGTATCGACTCGTATGCGGTTTCATTATATAAACCTTATCATAAAAAGAGGATAAAATATATAACAAATCGACACTATGTTGCATAAAACAATCAAACATCTTTAAAATAAAAGAACCACCGCGTTTTTGCATACAAATAGCAAATGCCATTTGGGCAAACAATAGCCGTGCAATATGTATCTCTTGATTATTAAAATCGACAGAAAAATCAAACCCTCCGTCTGCCGTAATTAAGTCCATAGAAGATGCATAGGTTTCTTTACAATAGACAAAGTTTTCTAGGGATAAAATATTCCCCGTATTATCTACTCCGCATTCAATATAGACGTTTTTATTTTGCCGGAGGAAGGATTCACTTTTTTTCCACCCAGGAATATTTGGGTCATTATATTCGTCTTGAATTGTCATTCCAATATAGACATCGTGGTGGCATTTTCTGAGTCCAACAATTGCCTCGATAAATCCTCCCGGTCCTTCAGCTAAGTGAAATGTCTTGATCGGTCGCGAATCAAACGTCAGGTTGAAGGTGTTTACGATTTCTATCATTTTGAAGTAAGAGCGGGATAGGGGCTTATGTTTTGATACGCATTTCTTTTTGAACGGAACAACTGAGTGAATATATTCATAGGGATTTGTATATTTCTTAAAAATATCCCAGTCTTTTTCGCGTTCATCTAATTGCTGTTTCGTTTCATACAAATAGGTCGAAAGAGAATTTGATATTATGGGTTTTGGCGTTTCCTCATGTTCTATGCAATCAATATATTTATGTATAATAATAGAAGTTTTTGGTAATAAATAATAAGACATTCCTATTATTTATTGAAAAAAGTGTTTATGTTGTTTTTTGACCATAAATACTGATATTATTTAGTTTGTGGTTTTTGACGAATCTTTAATTTCAATGGTTGAACACCATCACCAACTTTTAATTTTTGAGCAAGTGGCTCATCTCCAACTTTCGTATCAATCGTCGGTTTTTTGATTACTAATTTGGGACCTTTTATTTTTGAAATGACAACGGGTGCAGCGTCTTTGTCTACCACTAACTCTGCTAATTTTGCCATATTTTCCTCTCCATTACGCTCCAAAAGCTCATTCTGTTTTAAAATCACTTCATTCATTTTCTTCGCATCTACATTTCGGACCTTCTTAAAAATAAAATAGCGATTCAAAAAGGAAATTTGTTTCTCCTCGGGTGACATCTCTGCTGCCTGCCGATAATTTGTTTGACTTTGCCTGTTACGTTTTATTTCATTCTCCATATTCGTATATAATTCACGGAACAGACCAGCAGAATCCGGTAAATCCATACCTCGAATTTCCTCTTTCGGTGGTAAAACAAATCCATAATCCTCCATCACTCGGACCAAATAATCAAAATTCACCAAATATTCGCGAAACGACAGATTAATGCTCTCTTGATAAACATTAATTGCATACCCCAAACTCATTTCATCATCGGGAAAGCCAGTCTGGTCATACATCTTGGTCAACTCAAAAATCTTACTCTCATTCTTAAAAATAGTCATGCTTTCATCCTTCTTATATTTACGGAGCAAATCAAATACCGTCTTACCGTCATAACAAGTGCCAATAAAATATCCATTTACCTTTGTACATTCAGCGATATTTCTCAGAAATTCATGAAAGGAAGTTTTGTTTTCGAAGAAATAATGGACAGCAAATTGACAAGAACTTACATTGAATCCCTGTTCAGCGATACCATATTGTCGATAAACGCCCTTCCCTAAAAGCGTGGCATCTTTGGGTCCTTTTCCAAATACCGCATTCGTAATTTGCCGCTCTTTTTCTGTATATAAAGCCTTCCCATTCCGAATATTGAGTCCACTATTTCCGTTGACAAATAATCCATAGGGCATTTTATCTCCATAATTTCGCCGCTCTTTTAAAAATCGCGTACATGCCCCATCCTTTTGGTTCTCAATATTATCTTTTGAAATATCTACGCCAAAAACAAACGCCAGCTTTGCATCTATCCATTTTGATAAATCGCCAGCTTTACCGACCGCATAATCGATAAGAGTATCACCGCGGCTAGAAACCGACATGATAAGCTTCTTTTTAACAAACAAATTATGGAAATTTCGAAGAGCCCGGGTATTACTCTCATTACTAAGGCGATTATAATAGACATCATCGTTCGCAACAAATTCGGGGATATTTTCACCCGTCGAAATCATTTCTTCGGTAATTGGATTATGAATCGAGTGCCAATTATTATTCGCGACATGATAAGGGTTTCCGTAATTCCGCTGCCCTGACCTAAGTTCCGATGTTTTGTCATAACGTACACGCAAGGGTACCCAACGCCATCCAATTTCATTCTCTTGAATATACTTGAATTCTACAATCATATCCTCTTCGAAAAATTCTTCATCTTCTGTCATCATAAATAAATTAGACCCATCTTCTTTTAACATAATATTACAGAAACAGGCATTTGGGTCAAAGGGCTCTGTGGGTTGAAATGGCACAGGTTTATATGTGTTTTCATTATCAAGGTCTTCTGGTGTCGGCAATTTATCATCGACTACATCTTGAAATGGATTCAAGAATCCGTGCTTATTTTCATCAAAACCACACCGTAACACCAGGGTTTTATATTGTAAAATATCTTGAACGCCTTGTAAATTCCGGCCTTCTTGGAAAATATGATGGACTTCGTCTTTCCCAGTTTTGTCTTTTTTGGTAGAAACTAAGAAATCAATCGTATTGAACTCTGGCGGCTTCCATTTAAAAGATTTATCCCATGCTGCCTTGCCCATCTTTGCTGCCACGTTACCAACCTTTATCGCACCAACAGCTAAATCTGAAGGCGTAAAGATAAGACCATCCGTATTATATTCAAAAAGACCATCCTTCATATTTGTCAGGATTCTGGAACAACAATCGAAAATACTAATTTGGTCAGTGTCATAATAGAAATTCTTACAGCGGATGGTAAAATCAACAGATTGTTTTGCGTTTGGCCCACCCGTTTCAGATGCTGTCATGACCGAAACGGGCTTTATCAAAAAGATGAGTTTTTGTAAAAGCGGTAAGCGATATTTGGTATCCGGGTCTTCGTCATTTAATCGTAAGAAGGCAAAATCACGCACCGATTTCTTACTAATAAAGTAAACATCGAATGCTGCATACAAATTAATAAAATTATTGTTTTTGTCATATTTAATATGCTCCCCATCTAATAAACTATCAAAAATCGTTTTATCCGCGGTTTTTACTCCAGTAAAGATAACATTCATGTTTGTATCAATCATATATATTTTACCATCTTCGGCGATATATAGTAATTTACGCTCGCCATCTGCCTTATCCGTGACAGTATAATTTTTACAGATACTGTTGATATTAACTTCGGGATTCACTGGCTGAATATTCCCTATTTGAAGTGTTACGGAAGACGGGCCAACAAAATCACTAGGAAAAACCCGGCGGGGTTTGTCGTATTTTTCGGCATGAATTAACCGCATATAGGATTGCAACAACGTATCTTTTTCCACATATGAAATTGGATATTTAGTTCCTTGTAAGCCGCTCAATACAATACGAATGCATTTCCTGAGCGAATCCATGAGAGCTCGTACTGAATTGTGGGGTGAGCCAGAACCCATGCCACCATTATCTACCTCTAATTCTATCTCATAACGTTCCGATGTATTAAAAACACCTGCCTCTTGAATTGTATAATGGGGAATCGAAATGCGATTCGTTTGCTTCGGCATTTTTACAATACTTAAATCCGCGAAAATAGGATAAATTGGATGCTTAAACCGTGTGCGATTCATTGAACGAAACATTTTTTTGGAATCTGCCCACCGCGATACGATATTACGCGTAACACTAGATTGAATATTATAATCTTGTTCTGTTTGATAAGAAACGCGAAAATTAAAATCATCCATATCAAGGCGTTTTATCATTACGCCCGCTTTATCCATAGCGGTCATCTTTTGTGTGAATTTTAATTTATTAAAAACCGTAGATGGCATATCAATAATACGTTGCAGACTATTAGTACGGCAATATTCTTGTATTAAATCTGTCCCTACGATTTCCGCACGAATATTTGACATTCTAGTTTGTCCACTTCGTGGATCTACATATTCACAAGAAATACGTAATAACTGAGTGCCGTCTTCATGTTCTGGAACAAAACCATGAGCATATAATTGTTTAATGACGTTATCATAATCGATTTTAGAAATGGGACGCGATAATTTGGTATTTGTGCCAAAGCGGATTTCTAGCTCACTAGATTTACGACCCGTGCTCACGTAGGGATTACTTTCTAAATAATGTTTTACTATGGTTTCGAATTCAGCCTTTTTTTGGATCAACGATTTGGGAACTTCGACCCGGTCATTGCCATCTTTACTAGGTTCCTTGCCAGTTTTTTCTACAAGTACCGTGACATCCTTTTCACTCATAATATATTATCTTATATAGTAAAATAATATATTAATATGTCTTTATTCAATTTTTCCCAAAAAGTCACTATTGTTATTTCCATCTCATCGCTTCAGTTAATTCTTCATAAAGTTCGGCCTTCTTGTATTTATAATTTTCATCAAAACCGCCTAGTCGTCTAGCTAGTGTTTTAAGCTCATCAGTTTGATAATTTGTAATAGGTTTGAGTGGTCGCAAATGACTTTCTAAGCATACCATTGGTTTTTTGAATTCTTCTGCTTGCTCTTTAGAGAACGAATCTGTGCGAATTTTATATTTACCAAACGAATCCTTTTGCAAAACAAAGGTTCGTGTCAAATCATTATCCCTATCTGCCTTGAAATCGAGCATGAGAGCACCGGTTGAATCCACTAAAATCACATTTATATTGAAATGGGTTATCATTGCTAACATCGCCATAATACTGGTTTCTTTTACGGAGGTAATTAATTCCGACATAATTTCCTGCATAGCTACTTTCGTGACCTTTATATTTGTATTTTTCATTTTTGACAAATTTGTTTGTAACCATTTGCTGACTTTTTGTTTTACTTCTAATTCTTTCACGCCGTAATTGCGTGATACCTGTAAATATTCATCATAACCATGTACCGCAATAAAAATACACCAAAAAAGCGTGTCTTGTTGCTTGGGATAATGATATTCAATATTGCTGATCGGATTAGGACTTTGGACTATCGAATTAGGACTTTGGACTATCGAATTAGGACTTTGGACTATAGTCTCATTTACTACATTATCAACTGTCTCCACATTATCGTCATCTTCGACCACCTCATCGTCACAACCACTTATTAGAGCCGGTTCTACTTCTAAATCATAATGGTGAGACATGGAACTTATTGATGGTGCTACATAAGAAAATGGCACAGTAGAAACAGAGTCATCTATATTATTCTCGGCCTTCCGATACATATATTTTCCTAAAATTTGCAATATATTTGCACTCTGCTCTTTGTTAAAATAAAAAAGTGAATGAATTGTACTTGGAACATTAGACATTATTTATTTAGAGAACTATAAGATATTGTCGCGTTGTCTTTATCCTCTTTTTCAACAAAGAATGCATTTTTAAATTCATCTTTTTGATATTCCATCGTAATTAAAGATTCTTCTTGTAAGTTTACATAATCTATGTAGTTCTTTATGGAATCAATGGTTTCCTCAGGTAAAAAAGACAAGTTCACATAGCATCCACTTTTGTTTTCATTTATTTTACAAAGAGTTTTGGTTAATATTTTGAGAACCTCTACTTGATGATGTTTGTTCATTCCTTCGATTGTTTTTTTTAAGGTTTCAAGATGGGTTATTTTTTCAAAATTCATTTGTGAATATGATTTTTGAAAAAAAGCATTTATATCGTTTTATATTGTATTTTATTGATCATCATCATCATTATTCAGTTCAATATCACCACCTATTTGGACACGCTGGCCTCGCATTCCTTGGTCCTGGCCCTCTACTAATTTTCCAATGACACAAATATACGGGTCGTTTAATTCAAAGCGAACTCCAGCAACTCGAACCAAAATGGTAGCATTTTCTTTTATTTCACTAAAATGTTTTTCCGTAAAATGATGATCTCTGGCAACAAAGACGGTAATTGGAACCGTTCCACTATCGTCTACTACTTCCGCATGAATTCCAGCCTTGGTAATTGTCTTAGTCTTGCATTCCACTAGCATTCCTTCAACTGGATGACAAATCATAGATTCAAATGCGGTTTGAAATTCAACCTTTTCATTATTGATAGTTCCACTTGAATAGGTCATTACTTTTACGGTGCCTGGTTTAATAAACCCTTCGGGAATACATTTCCCTTCCATTTTTTTCGATATCATACGCTCTAAATTTTGCTTCACATTTTTACCGACTTCTTGAATAGACAAGGAAACCTTGGTAGTCAAGACAGATTGTGTATAAACACCATATGTTTTGGGTCCTGTGCGTTGTCTTTGGTCCATGATGATATAATAATGAGAGATATCTTTACACCATTTAGGAATATCAATTTTTTGAATATAGACTCTTGAAGATTCAAAAAATTGATATTCTTTATGTTTTATTTCTGTAGATATTGTATAAATGACTGGCAAATCTGCGGAAGTCATAAAAAAAGAGATAGAGAACGAAAATGAAGATTACAAGGATTATTTAGACGGATACAAAAAAAGTATTAAACAGTTTAAAGAACAACAAAAGAGTGTAATCGCTTTAGTAAAAAGACGAAATAACCATTATGATGCAATGGGTGTACTAACTAAGAATACAAAAGAATTCGAAAAAGCAGTAATTGCGTCGCACAAGAATTATTATGGTCATTTCATAAAGCAATGTGAAAAGGGATTAAAAGACCGAAAGGCAGAACACAAAAAAACCATGAAAGACTTACGTGAAGAGATGAAGTCGAATTCTACTAGAAAGAGATGTCCAAAGGGTACTCGTAGAAACAAATCCGGCGATTGCGTTTAATTTAGTTTCATTACTAATTCGCATTTTACACCTTTGGCAATTTATTAGTAACAAAGATAACGATGCCCAGGTTATTTTCAATGACCAAAAAATTACCCTTTCCAAGGTATAAAAAATTGAATTCAAGTTGTTTTAAATTAATTTAATTTAAAACAAAAGCAATGTCGGAGTCACGCATCTTTATCAACGTGGAGCGGTTCACAGAGAAGGATGTCTGGGGAGATAATCTGGTTGAGTCACATGGATTTCCGGGAACGTTCACCTATGGCCAAATGCACGATTTAGCTATTGCCAATAACTGTAATCTAATTATAAAGAGTGGCGAAAAGGGAAAGTGGTATCTAAAAAATAAGCCATTTGAGAGAACACGGGAGGGTCTCCGTGCCGACAAATACGGCAGGGCTAAGCATGTTACCTACCTCATTGAATATGAGGAAACTGATGACAACGGGGAAGCAACGGTAGAGACATAGTATCAGATAGCCGCAACTGTACTAATAAGTGCACGCTCTATATCAAAAAACCAGGCTCGACCACTGCGACTTCCTTCATACTCATCAAAATAGCGAATAATCATCTCTAAAATCACACAAAACCCCATTTTTAATGTATTGACCAAGATATCCTTATTATATGGATTTTTTTCATCGCCCTCTTTGAAAAACGGCCCTTTTTCGAGAACCTTATTCAATCGTTTAATAATATCATTCTTCGTATTTCCGCTACATTTTGACCCTTTGTTATTACGCGTTTCCATCATATCTTTCGTTTTAAAAACCACCTCTTCTTTTTTAAAGAGCGTCATGAATCCTACAAACTGGCTCATGTTATCTCGTGAAGTTTGTAACTTCCTCTGTATAAGTGGTAAAAAACTTCGATATTCAGTGGGTTTTGAAATAGACCATGTTTCATCCGTCCCTTTCACATAAAGTTCTATTTTATTCCCATTTGCAATGACTATACCTACCAATCCATTATATGTAAATTTTTTCCCATCAAAATAAGATTTAATATGGGTTTCGATTTCGTCTAATTTATCAATTTCGTTTGACTTATAAATCTCTTTTATGAGAACCATCCGTTCTTCAAACGAAAGAGTATCCAATAAGTGATAAATCGTATATTTCATTAACAATTCTTCCGGAATTTCGTGGATTTCAATCAATATCCGGTGAATTCGGCCAAGATGTTTATACCAATCCATCTCTCCACTATCCATGGGTTCGCTATTCTCTTTTTCTTCTTCGACAATTTCCAAATGTTCTCGAATCTTATGTATAATTTTGTTATAACCTTCGTGAAAGTCAACCTCATCTCCGCCGGGTTCATCACCACCCTGTCCATCGCCTTGACCTTGACCTTTACTTGGATTTCGTTGAAGTGATAATTCCACCAATTCTACCTCCTTCTCCTTTTCTTTTGGTAATTCCATTTTTAACAATTCGTTTTTATATTCTATTGGGATAGAACGGTCAAAAATCGAAGAATGTTCGTCAGATATTTCGACAGGTTGGAATAAATAAAATTCCCCATTATTTACTAAGTATCCTGTTCTCCCATATTTATCTATTATGGCTTCGCTCTTATTATCTATAAACCGTGAAAGAGCATAATCTATATGTTCATCCGGATATTCTCTATTAATACGAATCGCATTATATAAATGTTCTCGTTTATAGAAAAAATGTTCACGAAATAATTGTCGAATTCGTTTTACAATGGCCGCATAATTTGTTTTGGCATAGTTCAAACTATATGTCGATTTAACTAAATCTGCCTCATTAATTTCTTGATTTGGAGAACAAACGAAATTACAATTATCCATATAATCACATGTTCCAGAAAATGGTTTATCACCTATTTTAAATTCTACTTCTTTTTGACTTGATAAAAGCAGTTTCACGTTTTTATTTTGAGCATTCGCTAATAAATCTTCTACGGTTAATTTGGTTTGTCCAATATTAAGAATACAATCTACTGCAACTTCTTTCATTAATCGCGTAACATTGCCAATTTGTATTGCCTTTTTCTCAGCATATCGATACAAATATAGATCGGCAGGTTCCTCATCATTTTTTGGCAGGGTAGCATGTAAATAAATTTCAACATTGCGTTCTTTAAATGGCAGCATGCAATGGCTTAAATTACGAACACCGCGTCCAATAATTTGTTCCAGACGATTCAGGTTATACCATGGTGATAAAATATGTACTTGGCGAATATTTTTAAAATCAAGGCCTTCGGCCGCAGCTTGACTAATTAAAATAACTTTTACTTTCTCACCATATAAATTATCGTCATTTGTTGCATACTTGATATCTGCCAAATTATTGGGCGAAAATGATTTATCTCCAGTTATCATGACATATTTTGCTTGCTTAAACGCAGCTGCCGCACCATTATTTGGTCCATTGGCTGATTCTTGTCTGGGTTTCATTGTTAACGCATCAATCGGCGTTTGCGGGGTTTTTAATAAAGATGTTGTATAGGAAGCAGAACCATAACGGGCAAAACCCATTTCTTCCAGAGCTAATGCTAATGGTACTACGCCTCCATCAATATATTGCGAATAAACAATAATTATTCCTGTTGATTTTTTGATAACTTCACAAATCTTAGCAATCTTACTGCTATATTTACTAATATTCTCGGGTGCTAAAAATCGGCCATATTTTTCAAGAATATCAGGTTTATATTCAAATTGATTTCTGAGTTCATACGTATCACGGATCGTTGTATATGTCATCGTATTAGAAAGTCCGGTCTTACCAATCATATTTTTGATAATGCTAGAATTATCAGAGATTGATTCCTCTGAAAGACTTGGACTCGGACTTGGACTCGGACTTGGACTCGGACTTGGACTCGGACTTGGACTTGGACTCACAACATTTTCTTTAAACTCTGGATTTGGAAAAATAATACCCAATGCCTCTAACGGTTCTTGTAAATGGGTATATCCAAATGACTCCATGTTCTCAAATGTCGGCATTTCATTTTCTTCACCTTGAGCCGTAAACGTATTAAATGATTTGTTTCTAAGATTATCCATGATAAATTTATACGCATTCTCTTGATACGTGCCAATCGGTGTTAAAAAAATAGTAGAGCGTAATTGCTGCAAAGGCGTTTCTATAGGTTTCAAATTCATTTGTAACTTAGGATAACGGAGAACAACTGCACCACTTTCACTAACTGCACCACTATCGCCTTCATCAGGATTCCATACAGGAAAGGTATTTTCTGGAGAAAAAGTATCTGGATAAATACGATAAGGGAAGGTATAAGGGTTTTCACCACGGATATAAGAGACGTATCCAGTGAGTTTACGTTTTAATAATTCTTTTCCATTTTCTTTATTGGGAACATCCGTTTCCAAAAAATTTCCCTCTTTATCAAAAACATCCTCAATTTTAATAGAACTACGTTTATCTACTGCATTTAACAAATTTGTAAGCCAAATAATTTCCTTATAGCTATTATAAACAGGTGTCGCCGATAATAATAAAAGCCGTATATTTTCAGCATACCTGACAATACGCATCAACAAACTACCTACTTTTTTAGATTGTTTATTATCCTGTGTAAGACTAATATTATGAACTTCATCAATAATAATAAGGCGATTATTAAAGAATTTGCGGATTTTTTGTATTTCTAGTTGTTGAATTTCCTTAGTAGAATAATCTGTCCCTTCGCCGACCTTTGTCTCAGCACGAATTATATTAGCCAGCTTATCATAGCCAATAAACTCATAATATGTTCTAATAACAGCAATAATCTGATTAACAATTTGTGTTCGGTTCATCGAATTCATATTGGACGGATTTATCTCACTTAAAAGAGCATTTCCTACACAAGTATTTAAATTCCATATTCCGTTTTCCCTTTTTAATTTACGCTCATCAAATAATTGTAGACGGAAATTATTTTGCACGTTAGGAGACGCAATAATTAATATTTTATGATTTTTTTGAACAAGTCCAATTTGTTTCATATAGCTACGCATTTCTTCTGCCACACCAATAGCTGTACACGTTTTGCCAGTTCCCAACATATGGTATAGCAATAATGCATTGTAAGGTGTTTGAAAAGATAAAAAGTTTTTAACAAACATTTGATGAGGTAAAAGCTCAAAGTCAGCATTACACATTTTATCTGCTTGCTCCTGGATAGAAAGTTCAGTATCTAATAAATATTTTGTATCATTGAATTCCTTTCGTTTGGCAATTTTTATATTAAAATTTGGGTCATTTAATTCCGGATATAAAAAATCAAAATCCGGACTCGCCACAGCTTTATTTTCGGCCTTTTCTTTATTAAATAAGAATGTATTATATTCTTTTGAATCTTTATCGCCAGGTGCCATCGAAATAGTTTTTTGTAATTCGATCTCTTCTGCTGTTAACTGTTTATAATTGTTTGCTAATAATTGTGCAACAACAGGACTTGGTTCAACAATAGGACTTGGTGTAACTAATGGTGACAATGTTTCTTTAAATTCTTCCACAAATGGCTCTTCGTCTGGCTTAGGAGCCGGATTTTGCACTTGCTCATCTTCATCTTCCTCATCCTCATCCTCACCATCTTCATCCTGTTGTTCATCATCCTGGTCAGGATGGAAAGGTTCATCAGCAACTGGGGATGGCTCAACGTCTTCAGATAACAAAATTGTTAATATTTTATCCCCATTAAATCTACCCAACGCGGGTACTTTAAGATCGTTTTTAATAATAGTATCTAATTTACTAAGGGCAATTTTTTTTGGAATAAAATAACTCAAAATCTTTTGTTTATAAGAGCTATCCTCTTGCCCATTTTTAGTCAATGCAATCATTTTCTCTTTATTGATTGGTTTTTCAAATCGCAATTCTATTCCATAAATTGGCAGCGAGTTTAATACATTCACAGCCTCAACACCATTTTCTACAACTTGTTCTTGGGCCGTTTCTTCAACTTGAACAATTGCCGGTTTAATCTTTAATTTACGCGTCCCTCTTGCTTCTCTCGGTTTTATTTTTAAATTAAATTTTTGTGGAAGAACAACAACAGGTTCAGGTTCTGGTGATTGATTTTGTTGACCACTCAAAATAGCTTTAATAATTTGATTATCTCTTTTTACATCTGCAGGATGTAATTCAGACAATACATCTATTTCTCCACGAATTGCCCTTTCAATTTGTAGCTGTGGTCTGTCAGGCTTTATTTTTTTGGTTTTTGTATTTAGTTTTTCACTTTTTTTTTTAGTACCTGAAGACATTTATATATACGTATTTGTTAAAATATATGTATATATTTTTAGACCGAAAACAATCGTAATGACTTGAGCGTGTTATTTATATTTGTAATCAGTCGTATTTTTTCTAAATTATAAGGTCGAATGGCACGAACACATTCATCGTACGTTTTCCATTCCATTTTACTTACTTCTGACCGTTCGTAATTATCCATAGAAGATGTATTCCCATTTTTCATAAAGGCCAGATAATATTTATGTTTATAAGATTTATAATTAGACCCAGTAAATATCTCTTCAAACGGGTATATATTTTGTATTGTTCGTATATTTTTAATACTATATCCCGTTTCTTCTTTAAATTCACGTAAAGCACAATCAAAATCCTTTTCTTGAAAATTTCGACGTCCTTTTGGAAACCCCCACTCAGGCTCTTGCCATGTCAAATAGTGATTGCTTTCCTCAATTAAAGAATCTAGATTGTACAATTGGTCGCCTATCAATATTCCATGTTTTAAATTATGAAATTTATCATTTGAAATCACTTCTTCAGATTTATATTGCATAGAAATAGATTGTGTGCCCCAAATACCAATCCATAATTCTTGGAATGTCTTCGTTTTCAGAGCATTTTTTTCATCATCTGTCATTTGTTTTAGCATATTCATGATATACTCTTTGTTATAAACAGAATACTTTCCTCTCATAAAATCAATATATCCTAAAGTATCCTTTCTACAAATCATCAAATATTTAAGACTATTATCATGAATGCGAAAGGTAATTAATCCCACGCTTGTAATTGGTATTTTACATTGATGATATAAATGTCCCGGTTTTCCACAATTATTACAATATTGGTCGTTCATCATTTATAATATTCGATTTCCCTCTTCAAATATAATCCGAAGCCTTTATATATTTATAGTTATACAATGCATTTTGACCCATCAGTTTGGGGGCCACATTATTGGTTTTTTATACATACAGTAGCGGAATCTTATCCAATAACCCCAAATAGTGTTACCAAACGCAAATATTATGATTTTATACAAAATATCCCCCTTTTTATTCCCGTCCCAGAAATGGGCGATAAATTTAGTGAATTGTTGGATAAATATCCAGTGACCCCGTACTTGGATAATCGCGATTCTTTTGTAAGATGGACACATTTTATTCATAACAAATACAATTTCATGTTAGGAAAAGAAGAGATTTCATTACCAAATGCTTTAGAAAAATATAGAGCTGAATATAAGCCAAAACCAGTATATTTATCTGAAAAAATAAAAACCAGAAAGCACGTAATTTATGCCCTCCTCGTATTGACACTATTAATTCTGATCTATTTTAATTATAAATAATTTATCAAATATTCTATGCATACTATAGAACGTAGAACGTAGAAAAAAGGGACGATGCGTATCGAAATACTAATTTTTATTGTTACATCATTTATTATTGCAAATATTTATACAGATGGCAAATATATAAAAATGCTTTCGTCTGGAAAAAAATATTATCAAATGGCTGGCGTGGCTTTTGCAGCACTTATGATATACGTTTTAATAAAAAGAAACCCGATGAGGGCCCAAGAAATAATGTCTACTACCAATGATTATATTAAGTATTTACCTATTGATAAGGGTACTTCCAGCATTATATCACCTATTTTAGATTTTACATCAAAGCATAGCTTTAGTAATGACCAATACAATAGTATTGATGGTGGCAATTATCCTGTGCTTTCTATGAGCAATGATCGACCCGACCATGTAGGAATGAGGCGTATGGCAACATCTGGACAAAAAGCTACAAAACGCTCCGTAAGTGAAACAAAAAAGAAATTTGTTGCATCAAGACAAAATTGGAAATGCGGTGATTGTCAAGAACAATTGACCGCTTGGTATGAAGTAGATCATGTCATACGTCTAGAATATGGAGGTAGTAATCATATTGATAATTTAGTGGCACTTTGTCGTGATTGCCACGGAAAAAAAACAACAATGGAAAATCTCTAGAAATCGGTTTAGTCACTACTATATATTTTTTTATTCTAACTATATAGTAGACAAAAATAAAACAAAAATGCCAGGTCAAATACAAAATGATAATAAAGATATTGGCTTTGTTATAGCATTGTTTTTTCCTATATTAATAATTATTTCTGGTTTTAGTTTTGTATCTATGGTTTCGTTAGATAATTCTAATGTGATAAAGACTTTCATATCACTCATCCTTTTTTGGCTATCGTTAGTAATAATCCTGGTTTTTTTGCTAATTAGTAATAACAAACTAGACCATAAAGACCTCGACCCAAAAAATACAAATTTTATGAAAAATCTTGTAAATTCAATTGGTCAAGACGAACCATCAAAAATAGGTTTTATTGTCATGACGACATTAATTGTCTTTGTGTTTTTAGTATCCAGAATTTGGTATGCAAGACAGAGTGGTGTACAAGCACCAACATTATCGTCTATACCACCCTTATCAGCAATACCAGCAATGATTTTTAGTCTAATTACTAGCTTATTTTCAACATTAAATCAACTTTTCGTAGATTTTTTTAAAAATATCACAAAAGAGCTTACGTCGAGTGAAGAAATGCAAGGGGCATTTATCAGATATGCCGGGTTATATGGATTTATCTTCATGGTAGGAGTCATTTTGTATATCGCATCCACAGACCCAGCTGCGTTGACTACAAAAGCATATGTATATACATTTTCTATAATTATTCCATTAGTATTATTGATAGGGTTTGTTGTGCCATTCTCTACGACCCAACGTAGTGCAACAAGTACCTTTTTACTTATAGGAGTCATTATGGCAGTCATGACAGCTATATTTTATGCTTACTCTTCTATGAATGCTCAAACCTATGCAGCAGTTTCTTACATATTAAATTTTATAATGATAATTATTGTTTTAATTGGCCTAGCCATTTTCTTTTATATATTCAGTAATTATTTAAAATCAATTGAAGGATTTGTAGGCTTTTTCATTTACTTTCTTTTTTATATCCCTTGTTTGATAATTGATTTTGCAAATTATATTTTGAATGAGTTTAAAATGACGTCGCGTCCTGTCTATTTTCTTTTTGTTATCGAAATTATCTTAATCTTACTATACATTTATTTACCAAAGTTAATTAAATTAGCAAATCAATCAAGTAACGTTACCGTTTTATTAGCAGATAGTGCTTTTTTAGATGATCATCAGGTTATTGGAAATAGTAATCAATTAAAAATGACTAATCAAACTACCTCTATAGATAAGTCCTCTGGCTATTTAAATATATCAACAAACAATTTAAGTACGAATAAGACATTTGAATATAGACGAACCTACGCTATCTCTATGTGGACTTATTTAAATATTCAACCGCCAAATAATATTTCTTATTCTCAAGAGACACAAATATTTAATTATGGAAACGGAAAACCCAAAATCACTTATTTTAACAATACAAGCACAGATAAATCCAAAGACAAATACACAATTTATTTTTCTAATAATAAAATTGCACCAAATACTTATGAGCTAACGTTACCAAGTCAAAAATGGAATAATATAGTATTTAACTATTATTCAGACAAGGCCGATTTATTTATCAATGGAAACCTAGAAAGAACGTTTAAATACGTAGATAACATGCCAATTTATTTAGCAACAGATGTGGTAGAAATAGGAAGTAAAAACGGTCTTGATGGAGCGATAAGTAATATAAGATACTATAACAATCCCTTAACAAAAACACAAATTACAAGTACGTATAATTTATTGGTAAATAAAAACCCACCTACGTTTGAAACGTGATTATCTGCAAATATAAAACCTACAAAAAACAAAATGAAAATAGATTGATGATGACAATATGTCAAGTTATTTTATAGGCTTATTTTATAAATGAATACAGTTGTCATTGTTTTAGGAATTATTATTGTTTTTTTAATCTATATTTTATATACTTATTATTCTAATTTAGCTGTAACATTGAGTCCTTCTGCTAGTTTAACAACCCAAGTGCCAGCTATTTCAAATATAAACAATCCTGGTGCATCAAGATATGCCTATGGAATATGGATTTTTATAAATTCATGGGACCCTTCTGTCCCTCATACCCTATTTGCTCGTAGTAAAAACATTGCAGTTTATCTTGACAAATCAAGTCCAACTCTTTATGTAAAAATGTTCATGGGAAATTCAACTGCTGGTGGTTGGTCAGCACCTTTACAAATTACGGACAATTTTCCTATTCAAAAATGGGTTCATGTTATTGCAAGTGTTGATAATCAATTTTTAGATTTGTATTTGGACGGTAAATTAGTGACTTCACATAGATTCCTCAATATTGATGCTACGACCAACGCTCAAGTGATGCCCATGGTTCCATCAACAGATAGTAAAGCAAATCCGGTTTATGTGGGAAATCCTACAACGTTTACTCCTGCATTCACCGATGGTACAAACGCACAAACATATGATGCATATATAACAAAGTTTAAACGCTGGGAATCAGGTCCAGTAGACCCACAAACAGCTTGGAACGCCTATATGGAGGGCAATGGGTCTAGTTCAATTTTAGGCTCTTTAGGTGCATATGGAGTAAATCTCACTGTATTAAAAAATAATGTGGAGAATTCGAAATTAGTGATTTTTTAAACCCCATATATATTTATCGACTATAATATATAGTGGATAAATATACAATATAAAAATGAATATGCAACCTCAAACTACCAATATGCCAAATATAGCAGTCCCAGAAGCAATTAAAAATGCTGGTCAAAGTTTGGGAAATTCAATTAATAGCATAAAAACTGGAGTAAACGAATCCGTTAATGGATTTTCACAACAAGCTCAAGCAGGCATAGGTGCATCTTCCCAATTTTTACAATCAAATACGATTGTTGCCAAATTTGCATTTATTATTTTAATTATCATTGTTTTTGTCTTTTTATTAGCTTTAGGAATTATGTTAATTCAATACTTTTCTGGACCTAAAACCAACCCTTATTTAATTTACGGAATGATTGATGGAACAGATGGGCATATTATTCATCAAGACCCAAATCAAGTTGATTCAGTTCCTATCAACCGTTCAAATAATCAATCTACTGGTTTAGAGTTTACCTGGTCAGTTTGGTTATATATTAATGATTTGGGCACCGACGCAAAGAATCAACTTATATTTAATAAAGGCGATTTAAATTATAACGAAAAAACTAATATTTCTAATATTAATAACGGTCCTGGACTATACCTTTCTCCTCAAAAAAACAGTCTACACATTATCATGGATACGAATGATAATACCAATACTGATCCAGCAATATTAGACATTGATAATATACCCTTGCGGAACTGGGTCCATATAGCAATTCGTGTAGAAAATACAATTTTGGACGTGTATGTCAACGGTGTAATATCAGGACGTTTAGCAATGTCAAAAGTACCAAAGCAAAACTACAATGACGTGAATGTTTGCAAAGGCGGTGGATTCATGGGTAAACTTTCCAATCTTCGTTATTATGGATATGCATTAAACGTATTTGAAATAAATGGAATTGTTGCATATGGACCAAATTTAAATCCTAGTGGATTAAGTACTACTAGTGGTGCAGCAACTGGTAATTACGCATATTTATCAAACACTTGGTATTCTACAAAACTATAATCCAATATTTAATGCAATTATAATATAATAGACTCCTCATCATATTATAAATGGCCAACATTTTGAATTTGACAAATCTTTGTCTTCAACGGAAACAACAAATGTTGTTTAATATCCCTCCTTCTAGAAATGAACTTCAACCGTCGCCCTATATTTCAGTTGCAGGAGAACCATCTTTTACAAAGGACCAGTTAGACATGCGTAGAAAGGCCGAAATATTAAAATACAAGAGTAACAAATCAAGTGGTCAAACCAATAATCCAACAAGAAAAGAAAAGTTTGCTCAAATTTCTAGGGCTCGTTATGAAGGCAACGTCTTGTTTTGTCCTCAGGATATATCGATTCCAACATTAACAAGTGCATCTGGTGTTCCAGGACCTATTGTTTATTTGGTCAACGATAACAAAGTGCCGTTGTACAATTATGTAACAAATGTAGATTCAAAGGGAATAATAAATGTAACAAACAATAATAATTATTCGACAATTTTTGTACAAAATGCCCCGGTTTATTCAAACACACAAACCGCTCTTGTCTCACTATATATTCGGAATAATAACAATATATCACTTAGGTCATTTAATATTAATACCCCATTTGGAATATACATTAAAGGGAATAACATTTCTACTACAGGCCTACTTAGTTTTGCTGTAAAAATAACGACTATTACTACAATTGCTTATTATAGTGGTAGCCAAGTAATAACAGTAGGTGGTGTCCCTACCTATTCTTATTCGGTTCAAGAAATTCCGATTCAGTTGACTTTGAAACCGACTGACAATGTTTCTACGTTTAATTATTCCGCGTTTGTTAATTTAGGAAAGTTACTATTGTCTAATATTAATTTATTTACTCAGAATGGATATATTTACGATATAAAAGTCGAATTTTTGTCTACTATAGATACGACCAACTCAAATATTACAAATAATAGTAGTGCAACTTTATACATGAATTTATCGAGTGATTTTCACCAAAGTATAAAAAACAAAATAAATCCTTTATCAGGAACACCAATAGCATATAACTGCACGATAGATAGCGGAATTTCTTCAGATGCTTATTCATCACCATCGCTTTTTGTATAAAAGTTATATTGTAGTCAAATCAAACTCATATTCTTCTGCACGATTAATCATCCAATATGCCATGTATTCGAATTTTGATAGTAGATTTTCTTTCTCTATTTCATATTTTTTGCGTAGATTGAGGTTTGTTTTTAAATGATGGGAATGAAAAAATAAGGTATCTAAAACAAATTCCGGATATTTTAATTGAGCAATATCTTGGAAGCCGTCTTTTTGCTGAGAAAAATTAGCATTCAAACACTTCATCTTCAATAAAATATCTTTATATTTTTGTCTATCGAATGTCGATATTTTTCCATGGCTATTTGGTACAAAGTTGCGTATCCATTCCAATTCCGTTAAAAACGTTCGTTCCAACCCTCCGCACAAATCATGCCGTTTTTTTAAAATTTCATTATATTCATCTATTTTATTCTTTATTTCATCGATAGAAACAGACTTGTCATCTTTGTATTTTTTAAACAAATTATTTATAATTAGTTGCTGAGTCGAAAGGCGAATCGAATCACTCAATTCTAACCTTAACGCTTCTAATAATGTATCTGGTATAACTTCCATAGAATATGTTCCGCCGCGAACATTTTCAAGTCCATATTGTTTCATATTTTTTTTCACATAACAATCGACTTCACAAAAATCATGAACAGTGACTTTATGTACGATTCCTAACGGCGGATTTTTTTTTACAAAATCAAACAATAATTGGCACTGTAACATAATAGTTGCACTATTGTCGTTTTCGTTTATTAACATATCGGAAGTTTCGGGAAATGTAAATAAAAAAAGTTTTTGGTTCTCCAATTCTAAATAATATAATACAAATGGTTGACTTTCCATAATAATATAAACAGCATCCGCATTTTTTATATTATTTACACCGATGAAGAATATTATTCTCGTACTGGTTTTAATGAAGGTTGCATATTATTCGTATAGGTAGGATTCAAGCACATCTTTTGCGTAGGAAATACTTGGCCAGATAAACATTTATCCTGGTCGGTCACTTCTATGCAGCCACGACGACCTTCATATTCACCTACTAAACACCACTGTGTTTTTGCAGAAGAAATTGGCTTTTGAATAGGGTTAGTCGTAGTATCAGGTTTAGGCTCGTCGATGACTGTTTTTTTTACTGCTTCATTAATCGTTTTTTCGAGATCGATGGGGCCTGATGGATTTCCTGAGCTCGCCTTAATAAATAAATCACCTAATGAATGAGCTGCTCCTCCTGCAATATCGATTCCTGTTTTACTAACATCTGTAACAACATCCGCGGTTTTATCAATAACTGTGCCGGTTGTATAGCCAAACGTCATTAATATTCTTGAAACAAAAGGAGCAAATACCACATTTACACGTTGAATAAAATCACCACCTATATTTAATAAGTTTATTCCTAAAAAGGAAAAAAGGAGCAGTAATAATAATATCAAAATGAGACCGTTTTTATCACTAAACATGTTTGATGTATTGTTTGATGTTACTGGTTGATTTGTATTTGTATTATCCATGTGAAGCGTTATATATTATAGCATTCTATTTTTTTGTTAATCTATCGAATAGAAATGGAAAAATACAAACTATAGAAACCAAAAAACCTATTTAGAGATTCGTTTGCATCTATCTTATAAATTATCGTTTTATAGTAAAATGAGTTTTTTTAACTTTATCGAGACATTCTTTTTTATAAGTTTAGGAATTACATTTGTATTAATTTTATTATTAGTCTATCACTTTAAGCAACGTATGAATGGGCTAGAGCAAAAATGTGATACGATGTTTGAGATAATAAATAATGTAGTTAAAGAATTGACTATTTTGCGTAATATTCAGCCACGGCATTATGACATGAACACTTTTTCAAATATAATTAATTCTAGTCATATGACTAATTCTTTTGAATTGGAAGAGAAAAAGGTAGTTGTTTCTGATAATGAGGACGAAGACGAAGATGACGATGATGATGATGATGATGAAAGTGGCAGTGAATTTGATACAGATGATGAAGATGATATTGAGGAGCAAGAGCAAAAGACAATTAAGATTGTTAACGTTAATATTGAAGACAACATTGATATCGAAGAGCTACACAATGATTTAGAACATGAAGATGAGGAAAAGGATGAAGATGAGGAAAAGGATGAAGATGAGGAAAAGGATGAAGATGAGGAAAAGGATGAAATTATTGAACCATTTGAAGTAGAAGAAGTTCACATAGAAAAGGTAGAATCAATTATAAATAATGAAGTAGTAGACCAGGACGAATCTGTAAATTCAACCGGAAATAAAGATGTATATCGTAAAATGACGTTATCTGCATTGAAGACATTAGTTATTACGAAGGGACTATGTAGCGATGCAAGTAAACTAAAGAAACCTGAGTTATTAAAATTATTAGAAGACGAGGCGTAAATTTTAGCATAACCAGAAACATAAAATAAAATTATTCGTTGAATAATTTGATTTCATAATATATAGCCGATGATTTCCTATCAACCAGAAAATATTAAATCAGCCTACCCTATTATAAAAGAAACTATTCCCCGGTCTTCTTTAGGCTATAATACTAATAATAAATATCCAGAATTCCCACCGCTCATGAGCGATGGCCGGGCAATAATTGGTTCTTGGCAACCTGAATCTACAATTAACAAAGAGTTGATTGAATCAAATAATATTAAATCAAATTGGGAATATCGCAAATATTTACAGCAAAACTCACAACAAATTATGGAGTACAATTTTCGCGAGTCATCTAATGACGTTGGGTATTTTAAACGGCCTATTGATGTCCCTTCTATTCAATCTAATGCTGCAAATGGGATCAGATTAACGCCTTTTTTATATTCTTCTGTTTTAGACAATTCTAAACCAATTGGATATGCATCTAGTGATTTAAAAACAGTTTATTTAACTAGAGAACAGTTAGAGTCTCGTAAGATTTCTCCAGTAATAACACAAGACAAATTATTAGAGAAGAAATCTACGAATAAATAAACAATTATCGTTGAAAAAAACAATATATAAAATCTACTATATATATTGTTATTATGCTTTTCGATTTACATTTAATCAAAAGACTATTGACTGGAATTGATATTTGCGGCGTTTTACATATAGGAGCTCATGAGTGTGAAGAGATGAAATTTTACAGAAACTACCTTAACCTTCTTCCCGCGAATATCATTTGGGTCGAAGCAATGGAAAATAAGGTTGCAGAATTAATTGAAAAGGATATACCTAATGTTTATAATGCAGTGATTACCGATAAAAATGATGACATAGTCTTTTTTAATGTAGCAAATAATGGCGAGTCGTCAAGTGTGTTAGATTTTAATACACATGCCACTCAACATCCAGATATAAAATTTATAGATAAAATCCAGAAAACAACGATTACTGTAGACTCTTTTTTTGAAAGAAACAAACTCGACGCATCTAAGTGTCATTTCTGGAATATTGATATTCAAGGTGCAGAATTAATGGCACTTAGAGGAAGTAAGAATTCTATCAAACATGCTAGGGTTATTTATTTAGAAGTTAACAAGGAAGAGTTATATAAAGGGTGTGGCTTAATTAATGACATTGACTTGTTTTTATCTGAGAGCGGGTTTGAAAGGGTTTCGACTATTTTTACTTCCCATGGATGGGGTGATGCTTTGTATATTCATTCAAATTTAATAAATGATTCAATTCGTAATTACATGAACCATCCTACTATCAAGATACCCTTTGCAAATAAACAACTTTACGAATTTACGTTTTATCAGTATTTTAAAAACCAGTTTAACATAATATTTGACGTAGGTAGCCAAGATAATTCTATTTATCGTGATTTTCAGGGAGACGTTCATTATTTTGAGCCAGTAGGTAAATTATTAGAACAATTGTCTGGTTCTTTTAAAAAGAACAAAACCAGTAAATTTAATAATTTTATGTTATCCAATAAAACACAGGGCGATTTCCAAAGACTGAACTATGAAAATATAAGCCCTTTATTAAAAACGGGAAAGGAGTATATGATAGAGAACCAAATATCAAATATAGATTTATTGAAAATAGACAATTGTTTCAAGTTAATTAACATTCTTTTTGGATTTCAAGAATTATTGAAAAATGTGAAAATAATACAGTTTACCTGGTTTGATAATGAGTTTATACCATTTATCCATATAATCAATTATTTAAAGCTACAAGGATTTGCTAATTTTGCTTATCTTAATGAAAACGGCCCCGAAGCAATTGTTGATTTTAGTATGTGTTTTGAATATTGTACAATTGTTTGCATTCAACCTAAAAGTAGTGGTTGAACTTACCGCAATTTTTATCGTTCTGCTTTAAAAAAATAAAACTCCTTGATTATAAAAAGCAAATCTATGAAAATAATCAGTTTTGATGTTGGAATTAAAAACATGGCTTATTGCATTCTTACAAAACCCCCAGAAACCAATTATATTCAAATATCTGATTGGAATGTTCTCAATTTGATGGACGAAGAAGTGCCGGATTATCGATGTAATTTTATTATCCCGCCCAAAGCAAAAAAATCCAAGGGACCCACAATACCTATAAGACATTGTAGCAAGGTAGCAAAATACCAAAAAAATACCAATTGTTTTTGCGAAAAACATGCCAAAAACGGTCCTTTTTTAATTCCCACAAAACAAATGTCTACGGGTTCTCTGAAAAAAATGAAAATGGATGAACTTTTATCATTTGCTCAATCAAATCACGTATCTGAGAACCAAGATTCTCTCTTAAAAGATATGAAGAAGGCAGAATTGCTAGAAAAAATCATGGTGTTTTTTAATGAGAGATGTTATGAACCAATTATTAAAAAAAAGGTTATGGGGGCAGGTGAGATAGATTTAGTAAAAATTGGTAGGAATATGAAAATTGCATTACATAAGGTTCTCGAAACTCATCAAACTATTAGTCATGTCGTGATTGAAAATCAAATATCACCTATAGCAAACCGAATGAAAACAATACAAGGCATGTTAGCACAATATTTTATTATGAATGATGATAATACACGTATCGAGTTTGTATCTTCTGCAAATAAATTAAAACAATTTACCCCCCGACTTGTCAAATTAGAAAACACACTACTTACGGAGTCAAATTTAGTTACCAATGTATGCGAAAAACCAATAAAAAACAATAACTATAAACAGCATAAATCAGATGGTATAAATTACTGTTCTCAAATTCTAGAAAAAAATCTTCCTTTTCATTCTTGGAGGGAATCTATGAATACAAAAAAGAAGGACGATTTAGCAGATTGTTTTTTACAAGGATTATGGTATTTGAAAAATAAAAATATAATAACCTATGCGGATGATTTAAAAATAAATATTGTATAAATATCATAATACATGGAAATTATCGATCTTGGATTGAATGATTTAGAACCCGTTTCTCTCAATTTTAATGAAAATAAGCCGAGTGTAAATTTTGGAGGCGGAATTGAATTTTTGATGAATGATAAAAAAAAGTCCAGTTCGAATGGTATGAATTTAAATTTAGGGGAATTAGACAGCTTGGAACAGGAATTAAATGATTTGACTGGACAAGGCCACGGACAAGGCAACGGACAAGGCAACGGACAAGGACAGAGTACAAATATTTTTGCTGGTGCAAGTAGTGGAGACACAAAAACATTCACTGGCTTTGCCGCTAATTTATTTGGTCTAAGTTCCAATTCTGAACAGGCGGCAAAACCAATTCATGTTGAAGATGAGTTAAATGATTCAAATTTAGGTAATGCAACGAGAGAGAGTATTGGAAATACGAAAACCTGGGATGGCTACTCTAAGGTCAGTGATGCTAATATAGGCAGTGCATCTTCATCTTCATCAGCTAAAATGAATGACCGTGAACGCCGTCGTAAGAAGAGAATGATGATAAAGAAATTAGAGGAATGGTACGAAAAAGGATTGTCAAAACAAAACTCTCATTTCAATCTCGATTCGCCTTATGAAGAAGTAGAAGACGAATATGAAAGTGCGATGGAAGATAAACGCAAGAAGGATAGCATTAAGCTTCAGGGTTGGTGGTTTATGACATTTATCAATTCTATGGAATATGCAAATGCAGCATTTAATCCCTTTGACCTTAATTTGGATGGCTGGGGAGAACAAGTAAGCGAAGATTTAGATAGTTATGAGGAGATTTTTTCAGAATTACATGATAAATATAAGGGTGGAAAATTAGCCCCCGAGGTATCCCTGCTTTTACGCGTTGCTTTTAGTGCTGCGGTGTTGAACTTTTCCAATAAAGCATTATCTAGTGCTACCCCTGCATTTAATGATGTAATTAAACAAAGCCCAGAGTTAATGAAAATGTTTACAAACGCCACTGTAAATAGCATGAGTCAAGCTTCTCCCGGATTTGCAATGGCCAATAACTTGATGCAGGAGCAAAATAATCGTCCCCGTGGACCACCACCTCCTGCACCTGTAGAGACAAAGAATCAAGCTCCGCCGCCTAGACCTGGTTCAAGTATGGCTTATACGGAAGCACCAGGAAACCGTCCTGACCTAAATGCAGGACGCGGAACTATGTTTTATGAGGAGGGTATCGAAATTAATAGTAATTTTAGAGATATAAATCAACAACAAACAGTTCGACCTATTTCTGTACCGCCAACACCCCAAAATCCCAGTGCTATGCAACAGCAGCAAGGTCGTGCTGAAATGAGAGGGCCTCAGACTACCGACATAGATAATATTTTGTCTGGACTAAAGACACGCAATATTAATATTCAGGAAGCTACGGTAGAAGACGATTCTATGATTTCAATTAGTTCTTTGAGAGATTTACAGAATAGTAATATGCCAAAGCGTAGTCGCAGGAAGAATGGGTCTGCAAAGAATACAATCGCACTTGATATTTAAAAACAAAGTAAAGAATAATAAAAATTAGGAAAAAAATAATTATCACTTCAATAATTATTTTTAGTTACGAATTGTTCGGTGAAATTGACAAAAATTTCTTACATAATTTATCGATTTTTACTATATCCGCAGGTCTATCACCCCAACTACGATTTCGATAAAAAACACATTCTTGTTCAATTTCGTCTTCACTTGGCTTTTGACAACAATTACATCCTACATGTAAAGCATTATATTTCATATACTTATCAGTATTATTGAATATATCTGGGTGATATTTTCTAATATATCGACCAAAAGACACATCATCTATAATATCATATTCAAAACGATCATCATATTTACACATATCCTCCACTATGTCTTTTGAAAAAATAATACTAGTGCCCTGTATATAATAAACCCCGTACATTCGTTTATCTTTTCCCCAATTACATTTTAACACATGTCCTCCTCCATAATATTTTGAAGGAGGAACTTGAGCTAAAAATTTACCCAATAGGTCTATATTAATAAAGGTAGATATATTAGTTCGCACTAGAAAATCAAAGTCGCCATCATGGGTTTTTATTATAGATTTCATAGCTTCTACGGTCTTTTTTAAAATACCCATTAATCCTTCTTTACCTTGAACATAGATCATGTTTTTTTCTTCACAGATTTCGATAGGTTCTGTTTGATTTTCTCGGAATTGTGTAAAATAAAATATCACGTTTGTGAATTTGCGATAATAATTTTGTAAAAGAGGGAATATCTTATCATAAACCGGGCCAGGTGAAAAAATAATCAAAATACAGATTTTTTTTGTGCTTTGTCCATTATCCATTATATATAATATAATAAAAGCCTATTTTATTATATTTTAGGTAACTAAATGTTTATTTTTACTCACTGCCAAAAAATGCTCCCTTTCCAAGGTTAAAATCGTTAAGTCGAGTTATAATATCATTTTTATTCTTCATAATTTCCTTTATCAAATCCTTAATAGAAATCATTCCAATAAATTCCTCATTTTTATCATCAATAATTAACAAATGGCGAATATCCTTAAACATCATTTTATTCATACAGGTCTCCAAAGTATCATCTTGTCTCGCAATAATAATCTGTGGCCCATAGGTACATATATCCTTTACCTTCATTGAATTGGCGTCTTTATGCAAAGAAGCAACTTTTGTAATATAATCACGTTCAGAGCATACGCCGATTACCTTATTGTTTTTATCCGTTACTGCTAAACAGCCAATATTAAATGCTGTAAAACGCGTAACTGCTTCCTTTACTAGCCTATCCTCATTTATTTTGAAATCAATCTTATGATAACAGCTGTTTTGAAAAACATTGACTGCGGATACAGTATTTTTTATAGATGAAAAATTGCGACGACAAATAGTAGGTAATATACGTGAGGCAAACATATAGTACTAATAATTACATAATATTTAAATAGTTTTACGCAAATATTTTATTGACAGCATTCTATGTGATGAAAAAAGGTCAATATTTAATTTATACAAAAGAATTCATAGCTTTATTCCCGTTATGTTTGGCTATCTTCTTTTGCCCTTTTATTTGCTAGATATCTTGCAGTCGAATCCTTTCTTTTTTGTTTATATTCTTGGTTTGTTGCGTAATTTTGTCGGGCTGCCACGGCCTTGGGATTTGTGCTATAAACTCTTTGCGTTCTCTTCTTATTCGAACGGACTACAACATCGAGCATATTTGCACCAGAAATTGGCTGGACAACCTCAACTTCCTTTTCCTGAAGATTGGAAAAGGCATCCTTCATCATAGTAAATACGGCCAAAACGCGGTCCCTCAAAATCTTAAACTTCTTGCTATTGGCAATTAATGTCTCAACATCACAGCCATCTTCGCATATGAAGCCAAACCCCTCGCGTTTCGGATTTACACGCTCTTCCGTAAATATATCGTGAAGGTGTTTTTCAAATTTCCTCATATCTGGACATTTAAACGAAGCAATTACATGAAACCCCATAAATACGCCTGCATTATTTGATATTTTAGAAGCCCTGCTTTTTGGCTCATTTTTAGTATACCCTATTTTTAACATATGAGGCATGGTTACGTTTCCCATTAAATAAATATCACCTTCGCCATCGGGTGCGATTTCAAACAACTCCTCTTCACTGTCGCTCATCTTATTTATGTAGTCGCTCATCGCATTAATTCGTTTTTATTCTGACAAAGGTTAAAAAGTTTTAAAATCAATTTTTTATTACGGTCTAAAATTTGTTGACGATTTCTACGCATCCTTGTACATTTGCAACATTTTTGCTTTTTGCTCTGTATAATCTACCATTGGTTTTGGATAATCCACCTGTTTATACTTTGGATCCATCCAAACATCTGCCCATTTGTGAATATCTTTTGGGTCGACATCTGCCAATTCGGGCACCCATTTTTTGATAAATTCACAGTTTTTATCAAAGTTCTCTTGTTGTATCCACGGATTCATATCACGGAAATAAGGTTTCATATCTACACCTGTTCCACTAATTCCTTGCCATCCACCATTATTAGAAGCAACATCATAATCTGTTAAGCGTTGGGCAAAATATTTTTCACCTAATCGCCAGTCATGTAAGAGCGTCTTTATCAAAAAACTCGCTACGGTCATTCGCCCACGATTATGCATATATCCCGTCGTATTTAATTGACGCATACATGCATCGACAATAGGAAATCCGGTTTGACCAATCTTCCACTTTTCAAAAGCCACCTTACTAGTTTGCCATTTGATATGACGATACCTTGGCTGATAAGATTTCCCCACAACTTCTGGATAAGAATAGAGAACATGAGCAAAAAATTCACGCCAAATAAGTTTTCTTGTCAGACCGTGACTCGTATGTCGAAATGTTTGATATGCTTCGCGAACAGATATGCAGCCGAATTTCAAATAGGCAGACAGAAACGTAGTGTTTTCAATAAAAAAATCGCGTTTGGCATCATATTTATGTTGGGTTTTTGCAACCAATTTCAAACGTAAAAGACCAGCAGCCCTACCACCATGCACTAAGATATCCACGTTTGGTTTTGTAAATGCTTTTAGAGCATGTTCCAAGGTTATGGCATTCGACATTGCTTTTGTAGTTTTCGTAAAATTCTTTATTTTTTTCGAAGTAGGTGCGTCTACTTTTTTATGCACGACGGCTTCATAAAAGGGAGTATATTTTTTATAAGCAGTCTTTCCACCACTTAGTACAGTTCCGGGTTCAAACAAATAATAATCCGAGAACATCTGACAGTCAATTTTCAATGATTCGCATAACTTTACGGTTTCCGACTCTCTAGTGACAGCATACGGCGTATAATCTTTATTGAAAAAAACAGCATTAATATCTAGTGCCTTGGACAACATTTTTATAACATCAGATTGTTTGCCGTAAAACGTCATCAAATCTCCACCGTCTGCTCTAATATTCTGTTTTAAATCATTCAAGCTTTCGATCATAAATTGTACAGAATTTTCACTTTTAAATGAATTCGCTTTTCCAACTTGGTCAGGCGTAAATATAAAACATGTATAGAGTTTTTCACACAGTTCAGAAGCAGCTAATAGTCCTACATTATCGACGATTCTAAAATCTCTATGAAAGATAAATAATCCGGTTTTTTTCATAAATCTGTAAATGTATAAATGTATAAATAATACGGGTTAATATATATAAATATAGTATATTAATATTTATATAGGTGCTTCGTACATATTATGAAAATAATTGATTGTTTTACTTTTTACAATGAGCTCGATTTATTGCGTTATCGATTGGCTATTTTAGACAGCTATGTAGATTATTTTATATTAGTAGAGGCCACCCATAGTCACACAGGTATAGAAAAATCATGTACCTATGATGATTATAAAGAGCTTTTTGAAGAATATCAAGATAAAATAATCCACATTATCGTAGATGACTTACCGTTCAAACAACCCAACATCAATATTTCTAAAAAACAGCAATGGGATAACGAAATTTTTCAGCGTAATTGTATTCAACGCGGCATAAAACAAGTAAAATCGAGGCACGGTATTTTAGAGGATGATGTATTGCTTATTTCAGATGTTGACGAAATTCCTGATCCTGAAACACTTGCTTTAATTAAAACGGGTGAAATAAAGATTGATATTCAGCAGCTAGTTCAAGACTTTTATTATTATAACCTTACGTCAAAGATGGCAGAAAAGTGGTGTTTTGCCAAAGCAGTTTCCTATAAAAAATATCTTGAGCTAAACATACATTTTCATGATATCCGTATGTATAATCGCACAAATGATTGTGAAAAAATAGAGAAGGGTGGTTGGCATCTCAGTTATTTTGGTGATAAATATTTTATACGGAATAAAATCCAGAATTTTAAACACCAGCAATTTAATCAAGAGAAATATACGGATTTGGATAAAATAGAAGAGCGAATGAATGCGTCCATTGATTTGTATGAAAGGCCAGGGGTAAAACTAAATAAAAAATCGACTGGCGATAATGACTATTTACCACCTTCCTATTCAAGTTATTTAAAAAATTATATTACGTAAAATATGTAATAAAAAAGATATAAAACAATTGGAATATAATAATATATTATGGCGGACTTTTATGAAAATTTGCTAAATTCCATAACTGATTTATTTAAAAACAAAATAGAAGAGGGCAAGAAATTGTTCATGCAATCCAAAGTTGTATCGACTTTTTTGCCTTTCTTGTTTGCTTGGCTATCTTGGTTCATAAAAAAAACTGAATCTGTAAAAACGACCATAAAGCAATTTTACAATACAAATCGAGTTTTTAAAGCATTTGTTGATAAGCTTGTTTATTGTGGTAAATCAGCAAGTTCACTTTTTTTACAGTATCGAATTGAGCCATTTCAAACAAATTGGATATGTGTGTCCGTATTATTAAAAAAGAACCCGATTGTTTTTTTAAGCGATGAGTTTGAATATCTAGAAACCTATGATTTTATCAGAGAACAAGCAAACACTAGGTCGGTTGAAACATATGTGGATGGTTTTGTTGATTCTTACAACACGATTAATTCGATTCTTCATAGTTCACCAAACATGGGAGAGGGCATGGTGACGATGAAGATAGGCGATCAATATATTAATCATATTTACCCTTGTGAAGAAGAAGGAGAAATCTCAGTAGAATTCCCTCTTGTTTCATGTAATTTTTACTTTTTAAGTGTTAAATATACACACCCTCTTATGGATGATGTGATTTATATTGATATCGACAAGAATTATTTTTATAACGGAAATAAGATATTATCACCACTTTTTATAAAAAAATATTTGGATCATCAGCGTTTCAATTATCACTTTGATATGGATTATGTAGTGGAAATAATTGATAATGACGTAGAAACATTTTCTTTGACTAGCAATCAATATATTCTGCTTGGTGAATCAAGATATTCAATCGTAACTAAAAAAAGGGTATAAAGATTTTTTACATTTGTATAGTACGGGCGTAATCGTTATATGGATACAGTGAGTATTTCCACCCAACAACATTCTCTGCTTGGTAAATGGAATTTGTATTACCATTTACCACAGGACAAAAATTGGGAATTATCTGGTTATACAATTATCATGAACGATATTAATACTGTCGAAAAGGTAATTTCCTTGAACGAAATTTTACACGAAAATATTGTAAAAAACTGTATGTTGTTTGTTATGCGGGAAGGCATTACGCCCATGTGGGAGGACCCACACAATCGGAATGGTGGGTGTTTTTCTTATAAAGTAATAAATAAGAGTGTTCCTGAAGTATGGAAAAATTTATTTTATTTATTATGTGGCGAATCACTCTGTGAAAATTCAGAGCAAATGAAACATGTGAATGGGATTACCATTTCACCAAAGAAAAATTTTTGTATTATAAAAATATGGCTCGATACAGCCTGTTATCAAGATGCAGGAATCATAGTATCAATTCCTAACCTATCAAAACAGGGTTGTATTTTTAAGAAACATGAACCTGAATTTTAACACGTACATTCCTTCTGATTCGTAGGGGGAGGCGGTTACGGTTAAAGGTGGAAAAGATTTTTACTTTTCTTCGTTTCGAACGTTAATATATTTTATAATTGATTTGTATACCTTTAAACAAATGCCATTTTTCTTTAACGAAAAACAATGCACTACTTTATGCGAAATTATGGGAAGACATGGAAGTGATAAGGGGTCTGTAGATATCGAAAATAGTCATCATAATTATACAACGTTTTATTATAGTATATTTAAAGACTTATCTGAAAAGCAGTTAAGAATATTCGAATTGGGTTTAGGGACAAATAATATAAATGTGCCTAGCAATATGGGAATAAATGGAAGACCAGGTGCATCCCTTTTTGGATGGTCTGAGTTTTTTCAAAATTCCTCCGTTTTTGGTGCGGATATCGACACAAATATACTGTTTAACACAAAGAAAATAAAGACGTTTTATTGTGACCAAACAAATCCGAATATTATAAAAAAAATGTGGGACGAACCAGAACTACAAGACAATTTTGATATTATTATCGAGGATGGATTACATATGTTTCATGCCAATGTTATATTTTTCGAAAACAGTATACATAAATTAAAGCCTAATGGATATTTTATTATAGAAGACATCTTAGAAGAATATGAAGTTCCATTTTTATTAAAAATAAAAGAATGGGAAGCTCATCATAAAGATTGTGTATTCACTTTGCTCAAAATACCCTCTTCAAAAAATATTTGGGATAATACTTTATTAGTTGTAAAAAAAATAAATTCCTAAAACCGATTTCTAATATGTAATTGTACAAGTGTAAATCAGAACCGCTTGACAATTCGCAGTCATTTAGTTATTTTTTTTATTGATTCTTTTATAATGATATATTATACTATATCATTATGATGATTTATTTTGGAAAATGCATTTGCGTAGCAGCATGTTTATGTGGCGGGACGTTTACTGCAAAGCTTTTACTAGAAGCTTTTATTTATTTAGAAACAACACCAAAAGTCCATCTTGACCCGTTACAAATATTATAATCTAATAATGTATATGTATACTGCTGTAATTGTCGAACCGCGAAGGCACAGAGCACTTTCATTTGTTTTAAAAAATTATCTTCATAATTTATCAAATGAATGGAATATTATGTTGTTTCATGGAACAGATAACATTGGATTTATAAAAGGCATTATGACAAATAATTTAACACCAGAAGAATCTACACGAATTGTCTTGAAAAATCTGGATGTGAGTAATTTAGAGTCTAACGATTATAATAAATTATTGACAAGTGTAGAATTTTATGAAAAAATACCGACAGAAACTATTCTTATTTTTCAAACCGATTCTATGATTATTCCAAAAAATAAAGACACCATCAACGAATTTTTAAAATTTGAATATGTGGGAGCACCATGGCCTAGCCATTTGCATTGGCCAACCAAATATGATTATATCGGAAACGGGGGGTTATCACTACGTAAGAAGAGCAAAATGATAGAGATTATAAAAAAAAATGGGTTCTGTAAAGAAAACGAGGATGGATATTTTGCAGATAAGAAAAATGGTTTATTAAAACCAGATTATGAAACTGCGAAACGATTTGCTATGGAAACCGTTTTCAGCGAACATGCATTTGGATGTCATAGTCCCTGGAAATACCAAGATAAAAAGGTATTATTCGAGTTTTGTCCTGAAATAGAATGTTTGAATAATTTACAGGGTGTAAATGAGAAAAGAGTGTTCATAACATTTGGTGCTGGAGGACAAAATTATATTGATTCTGGGAACAGACTTTTAAAGCAATGCAGCCAATTAGGCCTTTTTGATAAAACCATATTATATACAGATGCCGACCTTAAGGAGGACTCCGAATTCTGGTCAAAACATGGGCAATTTATTGAGTCAAATTCTAGGGGATTCGGTTATTGGTTATGGAAGCCATGGATTATCAAAAAAACTATGGCTACTATGCAAGATGGTGATATATTAGTATATGCGGATGCAGGTTGTGAAATTGATATTACAAAGGGACATATATTACAAAAACTATTTGACGAAATAAAAACCAAATATATCATTGGCTCTAAAACGTGTTATGAAAAATCGTGGACAAAAATGGACCTGATTATGCATTTGAATATGGTAGACCATCCATTGCTAGATATTCGGCAACATCAAGCTACTACAAATATATATCGTGTATGCTCTACCGTCCGCAATTTCGTGAATGATTGGTACGAAATAGGATGCAATTATCATTTGATAGATGATTCGCCAAGTGTTTCTCCAAATCTAGATGTCTTCATAGAACATCGGCATGACCAATCTATTTTTAGTTTATTGTCTAAAAAAATGGGGATTTATGATTGCAGACCGTTGGACCAGGCAATTCTAATAAAACGAAATAAAACGGGAAAATCGATGATAAATGCTTAAGTGACGACGGTCGTTGTATTTTTATCTACAATAACTTGTTTGGCAATATTTTTTATAATTTTATTATCCAATTTTGTTTGTTCATCGCCTAAGTCGCCCAATGCATTTCGCATCATAGTGATACATAAATCATATTTGTCATTTTCGGGTTCTTGGCATTCTGGATTTGCCGCACGCCATTTTGGTATGCTCCTATAATTTTTATTTGCTACACAGGTTATCATATTTCGCATTTTTTCATTTTCATTTGTGTCTTTATTCCAAGCGTTTTCGTCCTTGATATAAAGAGTTTCGCGTTTTAAATCGGTACAGTGCACTGGTCGTTTTGTCACGTCTAATTGTTTCAGGCGATTCAGTATTATATCAGTGATTCCGAGAACATATCCCTCATTTCCAACATTTTCAACTTCTTTTAGTTGGATTTCAATATTTTTGATGAATTCATTCATATTGATTGCGTCTTTACACGTTTCATTCAAAAAGAAATTGAGGTTAAAGTTATTATTAGAATTAACATTATTGTTGTTGTTTCCGACTTTGGATGCTAAAACCATGATATTTTGATTTTGTTTCATTAATTCAATAATCATGGTCTTAAGTTCTTCTGATTTAGATTTAGATTCGTTTTCTTTTTGTTCTAATAAAATATTTTTAATTTCTTCGTTTTGCTTCAATAAATGAATAATTACCTCATTAGAGATATTATTTTCTTTAGAATTTTGATCTTTTTTCGAACAATTACGTTTATGCGTATACAAACTGGGTCCATGTTTATATGTCTTTCCACATTGGCATTGAAAGGTCTTGGAAATATTTTCAATAGGATTTGCTAACCTAATATGTTTTGCAGTCAATATATGTTTTTCAAATTGGCTTTTTCTACTCGATTTAAAGTTACAAAGTTTGCAACCATAATCTTCGACAATAAAAGACATTGGGAATAATTACTATAATTACTATAGAGAATATTTCCTAAATCATTTTTAAAAATACTTTTTTTGGCGTTTTTTTAGATTAAAAATGCATTTTTACTGCATATGACTGCATAACCAAAAAACCTAAAAAATAAATAAAATTCTACCTCCCACTTTCTGAAAATGGACATTTTAAAAATGTCCAAAATTCCTGAGTGACCCCATTTCTTTTTGGAGGTTTTTGACGAGTTCGATAGTAAAACTATTTAATGAAAATAATTTAAATAAAAAAATTGATAGGATTCCGGGAGTTTTACGCTTAATATAAAACAAAACCAGGATGAAAACGATTTTGCGTAGAATTGATTGTTTAAATATAGATATTGAATTTCAGGTGGGACAAAACGCCCGGGAAAATCATGATATTATAGACGATGCTGAACCGAGTGACCTTTGGTTTCATTTAGCAGGTTTAGCGTCTTGTCATGTTATTGGAAAAATCCCCGAAAAGGTTGTCATAGATAAGAGTGAACTTTTAAAAATAGTCAAACAAGGTGCGATGATTTGTAAACAAATGTCCGCACTTAAAAGCCAGGCAAAAGTAGAGGTAGAATGGACCCATATTGAGAATGTTACCAAATTAGATAAACCGGGTAGTGTTTCTGTAACAAATGTGAAGAAAATCATTATTTAGAAATGTATTGTAATAAAATGAAAAGATAATATAGATGAATGTCAAATAAAAGGGGACGTGAAGATGAAGTTGAACTTGTACAAAACCCGCTACTACAGCAACCCGATACTAAAAAAGGCAAAGATACAAAAGATACAATATTTGTGTTAAACATTATTGCTCACGGAAGTACATTTAGTGATCGAACGACGGTGGTTTCAGTTTTTGATAAATTTTTAGAAACTGTATTTAAAACTAATTCATTGTTTAAAAGATTTTTTAAAACTGATTCATTACGTAACCTTAGACAAAAACAAATATATCGTTCAAATTTCAGATTTTTTTTAAAAACATGCGTATCGATTACTTCTTTAGTTGGAAGGGAAGGTGCGTATGCAACAGTTGATGAAGTTGTTGAAGTTGTTGAAGTTGTTGATGTCGTTGATGAAGTTGTTGATGTCGTTGATGCTTCTTCAGAAATTGGTAATGTTCCTATGAATACTGATGACGAGAGTTTGGCTACTGATAAATCTAATAGTGGAATGCCAAAAACAAACATATCAATTGATTTAGATACGTTGTTTGAAACATTTTCAAAATTATCAAACGGCTTAGTGCCTCCCAAAAAGGAAAAAGTAAGTGAGCTATTTTTAGAATCATTAGAACCATTGCGTGAAAACTTTTCATCAATCTTTAAAGCTGACTTGGATGAAGCAAGATTAAGATTAGCAAAAGACAATAAAAAGGCAGATTCGTCAAGAAAAGGCCCTGGACCTAGATTGTTTGAATGGGCAGTTGAAAGTGAAAGTGTAAACGCAGTTCCTGCAATTTGGCCAGGGACAACCGGAGGTCCGTTGACATTAGATTGGGAATTTTTTTTCGATCAGAAAGAAGAAAAAAAAATTAGTCCGTTTGGAATGAAATGTTGTTTTTTTTCGATTCGAGACTTTTTTGACTATTTTCCTCAAGAATTACTTAATCAATATCTTCCTGAAATTAAAAAATCAGGAAAATCGTTTAGACAATTAAACCATTCTAACGATATACCAGATCTTCAAATAATTAGATTATTAAAATTTTACATAGAAAATAAATGGAATAAATTGAATCCACCGAGACAAGTTGATAAAATAAAAAATGCATTTGTACAAAAAATGTTGTATATTCTATCAAATTTACTAACTACTAAAGCAACAAAATTAAGCGATCAGTTGATTTTTATGTTTTTGTTTTCATTATTTGTAGATGATTTTAGAAAAGTTGATGAAAATTCACAACTCGGAATTGCTGAAGCAATTCGAGAACAATATAATCCAGATTTTAAACTTTGCTTATATATTACAAGTTGTAGACACGTCGGAACGGGTAGGCAATCAATAAGAAGAGTGGATCACCTGGTAACTTATGAAGATTTTGACGCTTTTTCTCAAGAATTGGGAGGGGGGAAGATAAAAATAAAAACCAAACGGTCAAAGAAACGGTCAAAGAAATGGTCAAAGAAATGGTCAAAGAAATGGTCAAAGAAACGGTCAAAGAAACGGTCAAACCATAAATCAAAAACAAAAAAACGACGAAAATAATAATATAATCATTTTGGAAATATTATTATTTTTTTATGAAGGCGGTAATGGTGCTAAACATAACTTAATCTCACCTAAAGACGCAACATCATATTTTACAATAAGTGGCAAATCATTTCCTAAATACATCTCTAAATGGCTACAGAGGGGCGTACATTTAATAAAATGACTGAGACTCTTTAGTGAAAATTCGCCCTGGATAATGACCGATGCATCGGATTTCTGAATAAACTCCATATTTCCATCAGATTCTGACCTGAAAATACGAGAACTAGCAAAATTACCCTCACACGAAAAAATCAGATCATTTCCTACAGATTTGATTTCGATACGGTCCGAAATTCCATTTAAATCGCGGATAATCTTTTGGAAATCGGTGGTGGGCAAATTAATGACTGTAGAATATTCTACGTCTGGAACTACGAGCTCCTCCATATCTGGCTCAATAAGCCGTAATTTCTGGCTATAACATTGCTTAATATCCCCATTATCATATTGGAGGCCTAAATGGGATACGATACCATCATGATAATCTGCCTGGTCAATATACATAGAAAGAGTATCATCATTTGACATAGTCGAAATCACCTTAAATAGGTGAAGAGTATTTGCACAAACAATGATTTTATCTGGCTTGCAAGTATATTGCTCAAATTTATTAGAATGAAGGATGACGTTTACTAAAATAGTATGAGTTTTGTCGAAATTAATGATTTTGAGGCCATCTTTAGTAAAAGTAATGGTTGCATCTGTCAAAATATCCTTTATAGCGGTTATCATATTACGAATAGGCTGAATCTGAACGGTTTTAATGGTCAATACATTATTTTCTTCGTTCATAGTGTCAAAATATAGATTTATTACGCGTTTGTTTTTATATTTTATTTGGATAAAATGTATTATTTCTTGAATGAACGCATTTTGTTTCTTACATGAAACAAAACAATGGATTTAGTAAGTATTCATGTTTACTGTGTAAAATAGGTTAGAAAAATGTAATAATTATATATATTTATTATATTTATTCCAAATGTGGAAAAGTGATGGTAAACCAAAAGAAAATAAAAAGGGATGGTTTGGAAATATTAAAACAAGTGAAGAAAGCAAACAAGTAGCCACAAAAGGAAGTTTAATTTCAAGAGTAATGAATACTGGCCGAAACGTCGTAAATGCATCTGTTGAAGCAAAAAACAAGGCTAAATATCTTGCTAATTTGTTGTTAAATACATCGAATATTAATAAACTTCATTTAAAAAATCAGTTTTATGTTGAATATATGAAAATGGATACCATACGCCGCGTTTATTCATTAGAGAGACAACCTAAAATTAATAAAGATTTAATAGATGCTAATTTTGAAAATCAAACTACCGATGAATTTGATAAATTTTTTGGAAAAGTCTTCAATAAAGGGGGAATAGATCACTATGAAAGCAGTAAAGATTATCTTGGTAAAATAGTCCCTTTTCGCTGGGATATAACAATGTATCAAGGAAATTTATTTGGAGATAACAATTTTTATTTATATGGAAGTACTGGGATAACCAAACAGGAAAAAAAAGAGTTTAATGAATCTGTTGATGAAAAAGGGAAAAGTGCTTTTCGTGGTCAACTTGGAAAAAACGTTGCAACGACAATTTTAACTGTTGGACAAGTTGAAGTTAGTAAAACAGCCCAAGCCGCCCAAACTGAAGCAAGAGAATATGCATCTGAACCCGGTGTAAAAGAAAGCGAAGAACAGGAAAAAGAAGCACAGAAATTTGGTGCTCAACAGCGAAGCTTAATGCCTAATTCGCTAAAAAAATTAACACGTTTAACAGGTTATAAGGCAAAATTGCCGTATGGTAGACTCAATAACGCAGTATTGATAGATAGAGAGCTTTATGAAAGTATAGAAAAAACACTGAAAGATGCAATCGAAAAAGAGATAACACATGAGATAAGAAAAGGACCAACTGCAAAATATGAAAAGGCAATCCAATATTGCCAGCGATTACGAAAACTGTATAATAACTACGTTTGTTTTTCAGTAGAATTCGATTATTTATTTAAATATTTACATTTTTATAGACATCAGCTAAATGTAATGCTTTGGAACGGGACATTAACGCCATTCTTCACTATAGATGATATGATTGATGAACAAAATGACATGATTTTTAAAAATAACGAATTTAGAGAGAGGTACATCGATTCTATGAAACTTATTTTCAAGGTTATTGCTTTAATGTCCTATGTAAATCCTGGAATATCTTCTAAATTCAAAGAGGTAACAAATCGTGTAAAAGAAGGAGAACCAATTGGCTCTATACAAAACGAACTTGACAAAGAGGTTGAAACTCAAGAAGAAGAAATAGATAAATTAACACCAGTCAAAACAACAACAGGCGGCAATAGCCAACATAATCAGATTACCGCTCAAGACGTGCCAGCTCCTTTACAAATAATTATTAACGAAAGTAATCAAATTTTACAAAAAGGAGGCGGGGATTCTGAAATTTTAATTCGTTTACGTGATTATTATGACATCCCGTTCGAAATAGATAGATTGGACCCGCCTCTCGATGGAAGTGAAAATGACTTAGATTCACGCATATTCAAATCATTGGATGATTTTGATCCAAGAAAGAATTTTAATCTTAAAACTGCTGAATTAAAACCGCTTTATTCGATTTATGAAGCCAAATATGCATTAGTTATTGCTATAGAAATAATGAGACGAATTACAGTAATGAAATATCCAAAAAGTTTAAAAGAGACAACTGGAAATAAAAAATGGCCAAATAAAAATAATAAAGATGCAGATCAATTGGCAAATGAAAATTTCTTACATATTTTAAATTTTGAACAGACTGCAACTTCCGTATTATCTTCTAACAAAAGGTATAAAATAAAATTTGGAAAGTTAAATCTAAAAGATGAAGAAAATGGAGAAACTTCTGTGTTTGATAAAAACGCAATAGATATTTTTGGTAATGGAAAGGAAATTCCTATTTTTAATGATACACGCAGTGATTGGCATGACGATTTTAAAAAAAAATTGTCTTTTAATGATTTGGTAACAACACTGACAAATTTTGAAAAAAATTATAAAAAAGATTTGGAAAAACGTCTAAAAGATCAAGAGATAAAAAAACAAATCGCAGATAAAATCGTACAACAGAAAACGCTAAAAATTGAAGAGGACAAAAAGCGAAATCAAAAAACTGATGAACAGAATAAAACAGACCAACAAGAACAACAAACAAAAGCAACAAGTGTCCAATTAGCTATTGCTTCGTCCGAAGCTGTCACGCAAGAATATTATTTAAAATCTACATGGGATGACTTAATCAATAAGTACAAAGGCAATGATAATGAATTTTTTAAATTTTTAAAGGATTTGCCAATAAGTAATGGGTTGCCTTTAGAACTCAGTTCCACCACCATACCTTCCAAACAGGCAGTTGCAAAAACAGAAAAAAAAAAATGGAGTATTTTTCGAGGGGGCAATAATTCAACAAGAAAGATAAAAAGAAACCAGATTGGTGGTAATATATTCACTGAAACATTAGCCAAAGCTAAAAAGGCGTTCGACCAAAATAATGTCTTTTTGAAAATTATAGATTCTGTTTTGTATACAGTACAAGGAAATATGATTCATCGTATTATGGAGGGACTTGGAAGAATGCGTGATAATACAACAATGAATTCACATACTGGTCTAACAATGCAGAATAATTTGGCATTATGTATTTCAAAAACAATGAAATATATTTTGAGAATTCCATTTTTGGTTTGTATGGCACCGATGTCAGAAATAATTGGACATTTGACGTTTGGAATCCTTGCTAGTCCCCACTGTTTTATGGTGAGTCATATTTTTATGTCTATCCTTCTAAAATCAAATATATTAACACAGACATTTGCGAATGATATTTCGAAGTTAGTTGGAAACGTCATGTTTAAATATAAGTTTGTAGAAAACATTGGGAAAGACCCTTCGAAGCCTTCGGCACCTTCGGCACCTTCGGCACCTTCGGATACAATTGTACAATATATCAAAAGAGAGACAGTCTTATCCTATGTATACGAAACGTCTGCGGGTATTTTTTATAATTTGGGCATGGAAATATTGAATATCGTGATAGAATTAAAGGATGCGGCTAGTTTTTATAATGAGACGAAAGAAAAAAAGGGAGACGCCTATGACATGGTGCTGACTGTTTCAAAAAATTTAAATGAAAAAATAAAAGAAATAAAATATAATTCAACTAAAGCAATTGAGGAAGCGACAACAGCAGTTAAAGAAGCAACCACTGATGGTGATAAAGATAAAAAAGATCAAGCTGAACAAGTACTGAAGAATGCAAATTCTCGTAAAACAACAGCGGAATATATTAATAAAAAATTAGGTGAGTTTTTAAACCTAAAGGAAATGATTGATATCATTGCTGCTGCTTGTCCACCTCTTCCTGATTCTTCTAGTCCTGATTCTTTTCCTGCTGATGTTGGTGCAGTTGCCGCATTATTTAATACAAACGATAATATAGTAGAAGTTCTCACTTTATTCTTAAAAGAACAGCTAGATTCAGATGACAAACGCTCTGCTACAGGAGAGACATCATTAACAGAAACAGAAAAAATGATATTTTCTTTAAAGCAAAAATATTTGGGTAAATTTTGTGCAATCAATAACAATTTTATGGGATTACTCTCTGATGTCAAAGTTGAAACAAATGAAGAGGCAGAAGAACAAGTTTACGTATTTCAATTTGTTACCGTTGACTATAACCAAACAAAAACCGGACTCGTTGGAAATAAAAAAATTGCCAAATTTGGAAGAAGAAATCGTTTTACAAATACTGAAAATATAATGAAAGAAAATAAAGAAAGAAAAGAACGAAATGATAACTATACCAATGAACAACAACGACAAGTCGGCGGAGGAGATGAATCTTTAGAGGATTATACTGAAGGTCAGGCAGGAGCAATAGGAGCAGCAGGGGCGGCAGGGGTAACCGCTGGAGTAACCACAGGTGCAGTAGTTGGAACTGGTGCTGTTACAGGAGCAGCAATTTCAGGAAGTATTGTAGGAGCTGCTACATCAAGTATCGGTGGCATAGCAGCTGCTAGTACAGCAGCATCTTTGGGGTCGACTGCAGCATCTACTGCTGCTGGCGTAGCAGCTATTGCTACAGCAGGTACCGTTGCTGCGTTAGCTGCGGGTCTTATACCTATTACGATCGTGATTGTGGCTGGTCAAATCTTAACAGGAAGTTTGAATGATGCAGAGAAAACAGGTGAATATGAAAAGAAAGAGGCATATGTTACAGTAAAAAAAGGAATCGCGGGAGACGAAATGATTAGCGAGGTCATTCCGTATGTTTATGCTTGTCCTAATTGGTATGACCCAGACCAAAGAGATATTGGTTCTAGTATTACAAAGTTGGGTTCTTATCAAAAAGGTAAACATATTCATACCGAAGATACAAACATTCGAAAGTTACAAAAATTATATCGTAGTATGACACCAGAACAAAAGAAGAATCCTGCACTAGGTAATTTACCTGAATTTCAGAGAGAATATGATTACAATGGTGTATATTTAGGTTATATTCAATCAATACAAAAGAAAAATTTTGTTTGTATTCCATCTGAGATAAACTCGTGTACATACGAAGTAATGGTGCCAAATATTCTTCGTTCAGAATATCAACCTACAGATTTAGTAAAAGTAGAAGTAAAATCGGGAAAATCTATTCATGTTATTGTTCCTTATAATTTACCTGCCGTAACGAATATTGAAGATATCAATCCAGACCATGAGTATGAAACATTACAGTGCAAGGCGACACAGAATCGTTTTACTAAAAATGAAACTGTCGAAACTTATGCAGTCAATGATTTAAAGAGTCACGTTACGACACCAGAAGAATTATTAAGAAAAACTCTAGATGAAGAGACAGCACAAACAGAGCAAATTAAAAAAGAAGACGAAAAGAAAACAATTGAAAACGCAAAGCAAAAAGAACGAGCAGTAATAAAACAAAAAACATTTGAAGAGGGAAAACTGGGTTATAGAGTTAACTTTGAGTTGTTGGATGGATACAAGAGTGGACCGAAAGTATTATTATACGCAAATACTGAATATGTGAAAGAGAACAAACAAAAGTCTGGTGAATTAAGTATTACAGGAATCAGTAAAGGGTTAGGAAAATATGTTGGGCAAGTTCCTGATACAAACCCAATACAATATAGATTCGAAAACGCAATCATTGATTCAGGAAAACACACTGTATTTGTAGAAAAAGAAAGTGAAATTTTGGAAGAAATTTTTCTAGTAGAAAATGTAGAAAATTTAGAAAATTCTAATGCTTCAACAGAATATTTTTATGTTGAAGACAGTAAGATGCATGCAGATTCCGATAAAAAAAGATTTTTTGCTTCGAAAGACAATATAAAATCAATTGGTAAATTTACCAGTTATGATAAATTTTCAAATGAGGTAAAATATGAAAATGGCACATTTAAAGTAGATGCCAAGAGTTTTACGAATTCTACTGGACCTGCAATTGCAGGAGTTAAAATTTTTACAAAACTAACTGCCACATCACCAGCATCCGATGGAGAAGAACCAGCACTAGTATCCGATGGAGAAGAACCAGCACCAGCATCGAAAGAAAAAAAACCGGCACAAGTATATGAAGGAGTAGCACCAGTACCACGAAAGCCTGGGGTAACTATTATAACTGAAAATAGTAAAAAATTAGGAGGAAATATACAAGAGATAAATGAAAAAGTTGGAGAAATTATTAGAGAAAAAAAATTGACATATACTGATCACGATAATGATCAAAAAGTGTTAAAAAACAGTGACGACTATATCAACGTTGATTTTTCCGCCAAATACCAATCTTTAATTAGAGATTTTGAAACCATTTACACGCCGGGGGATGGAACCTGTTTAATACATTCAATTTTGTATGCAACTAGTGAAAATTATAGAAAAATGGACTCAGCCAATAAGTCAACGGTGGGAAAAGCGTTTAGAAAATATTTAACCGAGTTAATGCCAAAAGAAGATAAATTATTAGGTATGACCCAAAATGAGTTAAATCTTTTAAAAAAAGAAGCAGCATTTTTAGGACATATAACAATACAATATATGTGTAACAAATATAAGTTTAATGCATTTGTGTTTGAGTTTCATCAAGAGGGTGAGCTACCAAATACAATAAATATTATTATGTCAGGCGAAAATAAAACTCAAACTAATACGTTGCCTTATATATCAATTTACTGCAGAAATCCAATTCATTTTTCAGTTATAAAAATGCAAGGTGAGTTTATGATGACAAGTGAAGATGCAACACCAATGATTAAATATATAGAGTCAATTAATCAATCAGAAGCTTTAAAGTTGCAATGTCATTTTGAAATAGGTGCCTTAGTAAATATAAAGGATAAGCCAGGAGAAGAAGTTTTTCTTATACAGAGTTTTGAATATCAAGATTACAAGTGCACAACTGCTAACTTAATTAACATCGTAACTAATGAATCTATAAATGTTAAAATAGACAATATAACCCCTATAGAATAATCGATAATCAAATCCACCAACAATCTATTTAGAAAAACCAATCGATGAAAAAAATATCTGAATAATATATAAATGGCTACTCAACTTAACACAACAACTTACTCTCAAATTAATGATGATATGAACGAGTTATTGACAAGTGGTGCTTATTCAGGCGTAAATATTACTATTTATAACGATGCTGGCCAGACCTCCATCGTAAATGATGTGGAGGGTCCTATTCAAAATCGTAAAATTGGCCAGATAGGATATGTAGCGTCACATACGAGTTCTACTACTGGACAAATTGTTCCGGGTTCCATAACTATTAATTTTACAGATGGCACCGTGATTGTCGCGGTCGATGGAGTAAATAATTATTGGTATTCCCTCCAGGGAATTATTTTCCAACCCCGACGATTCGGTGGAATGTAAACTGTTTTGTGAAACAATATAAATATAAAAACGTTATCATAATAATCACATTATTATAATAATGTTTTTACAAGTAGTGGGTGCAATTTTCTCTTTTATAAGCATTTGTTTTTTTAATGAGGCGAATTCATCAACCATTCCGTCCCTACATATTTGCCGAAGTTGTAATCATTATTTTGTACCTTTTTACAAGGGAGAATATGCTTTAAGCACCCAATATGGGAAATGTGCTAAATTTACAAAAATAGTACCGGTTTTGGATGAATATGATTATGTAACTGTTATTGAGGCCAGACAAAATGAAACAATGTGTGGAAATTCAGGTAAATTATTCGAAAAACGTAAATAAAAAGCGTACATAAAACTCACAATAATAATATCATCGAATTATGTATATGTATGATACTATTATAATTGGCGGTGGCATAGCTGGATTATATGCAGCCTATAAATTAATAAAAAAAACACCATCAATAAAAATACTCGTTCTAGAACGTAATCGGACGGGTTATTTAGGAGGCAGAGCAGGGAATGCGGATTTTGCTGGCACATCAGTAGTTACGGGTGCCGGAATTGGACGTAAAAAAAAAGACAAATTATTAATCAAATTAGTAAAGGGACTAGGAATATCAATGTATGAATTTGAGACCAAGCCTGCCTATTCAACCGTATTAGAATCAAGGCAAAAATGTATGGTAAAAGAGACTTTTCAACATTTAAAATCGGAATATAAAGAGGCAAAACATTCCCACCTCACCTTCAAACGATTTGCTACAAGCATTTTAACAAAGGAACAATATCATCAATTTATTATGTGTGCTGGATACACTGATTATGAAAATGAGTCTGCCTATGATACCTTACACCATTATGGGTTTGATGATAATTATACAGCATGGACGGGATTTTCAGTTTCATGGGCGAACTTAGTGGATGAATTAGCCAAAAAAATAGGATATAAAAATATTAAAATGTCACAGAATGTTCTCGAAATAGAGGAAAAAAACGATAAAGCCACACCATCTTCACATCCGTTTTTCCTTGTCAAGACTAAAACCGACCAATTTGAAACTCAAAAAATAATCATAGCTACAACCATCCATTCTGTAAAAACGCTATTAAAACCACTTATTACAAAAAAACAGGAAAAGATTTATGAACAAATACATAGCCAACCTTTTTTACGTGTATATGGAAAGTTCTCAAAAGAGTCGATTCCCATTCTAAAAATGGCAGTTCCTCATTTAATTATTGTCCCAGGGCCGCTTCATAAAATAATTACCATGGACCAGGAAAAGGGGGTATATATGATTGCCTATACGGATAATTTACCCGCAGAAATGCTTCATGAACATACAAAAAACAATAAAACGAATCGAGATTTTTTTGCTAGATTAGTGGAAAAATCACTGGGATTACCACAAACGGTTCTCGAATTAGAAGAAATCGCTGAATGGTACTGGGAAGCCGGAACACATTATTATGAACCATTAAAAGGGGTTGAAACTAGGAAACAATTTATTAAAGACGGTCAACACCCTTATCCCAATATTATGGTGGTTGGCGAAATGATAAGTCAAAATCAGGGGTGGGTACAAGGTGCATTAGAAAGCGTCGAGGCAGTACTATAAACAGATGAAATGTTACTTTTCCTTTTTTTTATAGAATCATGTGCTCGTTGTTGTTGTGTTTCTTTCCCTAATTCAACCCAATAACGCAACTTTTCCCGTGCAATATCTCTTTCTTCCTCTTGTTTTAGTAAATCCAAACGTTCGATGCGTTCTTTATTGATTTGATTTTGTTTTTTAGCTTCCATGTCTAATTTTCTTAGTTTTTTTTCTTTAAATAAATTCCATTCTTCATTAACATCAACAAGTCCATCGGAGTTTTTAAAGCTAACGCTAATTTTATCTTGAAATTCCAAATTATTTAATATTTTCCATAGACAATTATATTTTATTTCTCTATTGAGTCTATCCTTTTCAATACGTTGTCGCTGTTCTCTCTCAAATATTATTTGTTGGATGCGGCGTTGTTCATTTATTTTCACTTGTTCGATGCGGTTTTGTTCTTTAATTTTTGCTTGTGCAATCCGTTCTCGTTCAAGTTCTTCTCGTTTGAGTCGTTCGTTTTCAATTTGTCGCTCCTTTTCGGCATTTTTTTGAATACATTTATCACATACATAATCACGCATACATTGTATTTTCAAAACAACATCATCAGTGGAATTAATATATTGAATAAATGATTCTGCTTTTATTTCCACCCAAGGAATATCAGGAGGTCGGTTATTTTCAAGAGTCTTATGTTTATAACATATTTCAGAAATAAAGACGATTTTTCCATCGTCAACTAGTGCAACATCGGGAATTTTCCAAGCATCATTATATTTGAATCTGCAATCGTACTCACACATACCCTTGGTATTTTCATTATACAAGTCCGCAGTAATTCTAAAACATTCGGTTTCACACTTACAATCAGAACATACCCTATAAAATGCAAATTCACGATGTTCATTTAATTCTGTCCGAATGGCAAACTTGGCATCTTTATGTATTTGTGATTCAGATGGTTTATCATAGTAATAACAAGGATTATCAGATGCATGATGAGCAAAATGAGGCCTCAATATTTTCCCCCGTTTGAAACAAACCGGTCCATTACAATGAGGACATTCATATTTTTCACCCCGTTTAGCATTATTTACAGTGACAAACGTCTCTGTGCCCCGTATAAAAGCTCCGCTAGTAAAGTGTTTTGACATTGAAATGAGTGATTGCTTTATTTTAAAACAGAATAGGGAGAAATCAATTTTTTACAATATCTATACAAATATATTGTAAAATGGAGAACCAAGTATGTCTATGTTTATGTGTCTATAATAACGCAGAAAGTCTGCCCTATGTTCTCAAAAATGTCGACAAAATAAATCCTGTCCAGGTTCTCGTATTTTATGATAAATCAACCGACAATTCACTCAATATCTTGAAAGAATATCAAGCTAATCAAGAAAATAAGTATGAAACTGGTACGTGTCGTATCATTATAAATCCGCAACAACAGTCAAAACAAAAAGTTGAGAACATTGCCTATGCAAGGAACGCCCTACTTCAAATAATTAGGACCGAGTTCTCACATATTCCTTATTTTGCCATGATGGATGCAAATAACTATTCGTGCATAGGAGATATTAATATGTCTATTTTTTATGAAACCATGGCTCGAGATGATTGGGATGCTGTTTCTTTTGATAGAACCGCGGGATATTATGATTATTGGGCACTCTCTTATTATCCCTTTATTTATAGTTTTTTCCATTTTTCAAATTATGAAAAGGTTCTCGAAAAACACAAAACAGACTTTAAAAAAAAATTGGAGAACTATAAAACCAACAAACCAGACCAATTAATCACAGTGACCAGTGCATTTAACGGATTCGCTATTTATAAAGCTCCCCTCTTTACAAATTGTTCTTATAGCTCAGATATTAATATTCAGATGTTTCCTGCCCACTTTTTACGAGAAAACGAGAACATTACTGGGGAAAAAATAATGAAATTTAAAAAAGGCGATTGTGAACATCGGAAATTCCATATGGAGGCAATTTTACGTAATAATGCCAGGATACGAATATGTGTTAAATCATTGTTTGAACCATTTGATAAAACAACCAATCCTGGAATGAAGCATAATGGACCATGCTAAACCGACTCGTTTTTTTTACACCATTGAAGATATTCAAGGGCAACGTTACCGATAAATCAATTAAAAGGCAAATCTCCTGCGGAGATTTGTCACATTTTAAATGTTCATCGGTTTAAACCAACATCAATCGCTTCTTACCATCTTGGTCTACTAAACGCCCAACCAAAATTGGCTGAGCTACACCTTCACCCTTAGTAGCTTGTAAATAGCTATTCAAATCATAAATCTCGTTTGAATTCTCGCGTTTGGCATAATCGGTACCATTAATCGTGACTTTATCCGCACGCCAAGTAATTTTACGAACATCCAAGCCTTCTGTCTGGGCTTGGTCTTCTTCCAAACTAGGAAAAGAGGAGAACTGATTCGATTTTACTACATCGACACCATAACATACCAAGTTCTCACTATTCTTCGAAATTGTCGAATAAATTTTACAATCAATCGCACTTTCTTTGACAGCTTTTAAAATCTCATTATTAATCTTTTGTTTTACACTCGCCATTTCATATAGTGTTTCATCGGTAGTTACAGGAGTTTTTTTATCGAGCCTACTCACGTCACGAATACGCAACTCAATATTGTTTTCATCGGTTTTTTGTTCCTCACTAAAAGTAGAAATATATAAAAACACTTTCACTGTGCGTAGTTCTACGGGTAAATCCTGATGACTACAAATACGTCGAGCACGACCTACAACCTGGTCAATACGTACCATATGCCAATAAGGCTCAACAATATGGACAAACCGCGTATTACGTAAATTAATACCCTCCGCACCCGAGGAAGTAATCATCAATATTTTTACGATTTCACCATAGTTGTTATTTTCGGCCTTGGCCTTCAGCTTGACAGCAATACTAGCTGGGACAAAATCCCACATTCCGTTATAAACATTACGAATAATTTCCTTTTCTTCTGTCCCTTCAGTACCAGTATAAAGAGTAAATTTAGGTTTGCCCTCATCCGCTGCTGTACCCTCCACAATATCCCATACCTCACCTGTTTTCTTTATTTTAAATTCAGCAAATCCATTTGCTAACAACACTAACCTTAAAATAGCGATACCCTCAATTGTACGGAAATTACTATATAACAAATGTAATCCTTGATTCGTCTCATCAGTCAAGTTCTCTAATATCTTGGCAAATTTCGGACTATACATTGGCAATGCTTCTTTACTTAAATATTCACCCGCCTCGCCGCCATCAACCTTTTTATCTAAATCATTCATGGCTTTTTCAATACGTTTTTCATATTTTACTAATTCTGGTTCTGCAACGGCTTCTTCACCGACTAAATCATCTTGAGAGGCAAAGGCATCTACTTCTAATAATTGTTCTTTTGGCACTACATCTAAGACAGTTTCGTCTATTTGTTCACCTTCTTTAATAGTAGGTAAAGGCCGTTCGATTGAAGAAGGAAAGGCAAAATTACAACAGGCTCTTGAAAAAATACGATAAGTAGAAGAAATTGAGAACGCATCTTCTTCACCAGGCTTCAACGGTTTTCGTTTCGCAGTTTTTGACCGTTTTTCTTGGTCAGCTTCTTCTCTACGAATCTTTACATAAATTCCAAACTGATGTGGGGTCATAGGCGTTTTTACAACGTGATAAATATCGCCAGCCGTGGTTTGTACATAACTAGGTAATAATTGCTCTTGGGCACTACGGAAATAAGAGGTAAGACCCAAAATACGGCGTTTGAATAAATTCATCGCACTTGAGGTAACTTCACCATCGCTTACAAACATATTCATAAAGGCATCGGCGTCATCTGGTAAGGCCTTATATTTTTTGAGTTCTATAGACCCGCGGATCGTAACCTGATTTTTTGCATTTTTCAAAATAGCTTGAATGCGATTAATAAAATCATCATCTGAAATATTACCCGTATCATCCATTTGTACACCATTATATCGTTCAAAAACCGGTCCGCCACTTCCGCCATAATAAGTGGTCTGAGTGTCATCCGTATTAGATTGATCCGCTTGATCGACTTCATCTGAAGAAGCAAGTAACATTGCGAGGGGTAAAGTAAATAATGCGTCTGACCCGTTTGCCTTAGTTTTTCTAGTTTTATTTTTTTTAGCCGATGACCGTTTTTTTGCTGACCCGCCCACTTTCTTTTTGCCTACTTCCTCGCCCCGTTTACTTAGGGCACCACGTTTTTTCATATTAATAAAACCAAATGGATTCCGGGTGATACTAATTTTGTTATCCGCAAAATCGACATAATCAAAGGTTTTCATATTTCCGTCATCCAACATTTTCAAAATTGTTTCCGTATTTAATTTTTCGGTTTTGTCCCAGGTAGCAGGAATGGTCCAGGTTTTAATATATCCACGGAGGATATTATATAAAATACCAATCTCATTCGGATAATTGATGATTGGCGTTCCAGATAATAATACGATACGAGCATTAGACGCGTTCATCAAATAATCATATAACACATAGGAAATTGATTTCGTTTTTTTAATTTTATTCACTATACGGCTCACAAAATTATGTGCTTCATCAATAATAACTACCGAATTATCAAAAGGATTTCGAGAAAAATCACCTGACAACATTTTAATAATAGACGTAAGATTGTTTGCATTATAATGAATATCTGTATATTTACTACGAATCATTTCATTTAATTGTTCATCGACTTCAAGCTGTTGGTCCGTATCTAATTCCGTATAATTTGATTCATTTTGGATATTTACTAACCAGGCACCCTTATGTTTACGAATATATTCGATAGATAGCGAAAGGGCCCTAGATAAAATACCAACATATTCAGGTTTTCCTTCAATGCTCACAAATTCCCAGAATTGATTTTTTTTATATAGTTCATCACCATATTTCTTCATCTCACTAAAAAAATTCATTTTTAAAGATGCTGGTGTTAGCACAAAGATACGTTTATTACTCTTCATGCCTTCGGCAATGGCAATCGAACTCGCAGTTTTACCAGCACCTAATCCGTGATATAACAAAAGCCCTCTATATGGGGTATAAAGATTCAAATAGTCGCGTACTACTTTTTGATGAGTTAATAATTCGAATTCGGCGTCTTGTCTTGATTCACATGTGACCGATTCCGCAGTTTCAATTAATTCACGTTGATATGGTTTGAATAACTCAGTAAGTTTTTGAGTAAAAATTTTGCGATTACTCATATAATAAGTGGGAGCACGAATAATAATTTTTTCTTTTTCTTTGGGAAGCCGATCGCTCACTTTTTGACTGCGAATCATAGCAGTGGTCAAATCGACTTCAGGGACAGGTTCAACTACCTTTTCCTTCTTCTTTCGGCCACGTTTCCCCTTTTTATCTTCTGCTACGTCGCTTGGTTCAATTACTTCAACACCCACTTCTTCTTCTAATTTTCTGGGAACATCACTTGAACCTTGATCGCTCACTAATTCGCTCAATTTTACTGTGATTTTAGGTTTTATGACCAATTTTTTACCTGTTTTCAAAGGAATTGGATCAGTGGGTAAATTAGATGGTTCAATGGGTCCAAAATCTACTTCGATCCCTTTTTCTACTACTTCTCTCTCTAAAAAGATAGGCATGCTAGGTGATACGGGTAATCTTAGATCAAGGGTATCTTTTACGTCCAGATGGTCTCGCATACGATTTAAAATAAGCTCGATATCTAATCTACTTGATTTCCGCTTATCCAAAATTTTTACTTCCGTCCCTTTTTTTTTATCTACCGTCTCCTCACCAATACCTTCAGTGCGACCTTGTCCATTATCTTCAGAAACTTCACCCTCCTCTAACTCAGTCAATTTATCAGATGGTTTTTTGGAGACAGTAGAAGCAGGTTCAAAAGAATAGCGTATTTCTTCATATTTTAAAGAGATTGGTTTTTTTTCTAATACTACTAAAGGTTGAAACGGTAATTTACTCATATTACGTAATTAAAAGACAATATATTATATTCTTATAAAATATATTCTATTTTTTAGTCGTATTGTTATAAAATTGGATAGGAATATAGTTTTGAATTTTTCCAACAATTGTGGTTTGTTTTTCACGTTGTATCATTAATGGATAAAACAAATAATTAATAGGCATCTCAAAATAATACGACATTTTTCTTAAAAATAAATTCCAATATGATATTTCACAAATATCTGTTTTATCAATTCGGGTTCCAGTCAAATGGACAAGTTTGCCCAAGTCAGACTTATGACATACTTTGTATTGTAATACTTCACATTTTTCACAATTATTAATACGGCCAGCATGTAATATATCTGAATTAAATAAAAACGTAGTGCCCGATTTTCCATTTATATTTACAATACGTGATAAAACCACTGGATAACTTAGATTACTTCCTGGACAAATCGACAATAATTCCCCATCATACTTGTATAATATTACTGTATAGACTGGATAGTTTGTTTTATAAATATGTTGACTTGACGTTACATCACGATGAAATGTAGATAAAGACACATTATTGATTTTATAAATATAATCAATGAATACATAACCACTCGGTAATTTTTGTAAAATATCGCGTTCTAGGTCGTGGCTTGGCCAGCCATTCATGCCAACACTTGACGCATATTTTGGATTATATAACACACAAAATCCATCTTTTTGAATAGACCGGGTTTTTATTGACTCATCGTACGTCTCGTCCATTTCAACAAAATAAAATAAAATATATACTAATATCAATAAAAAAAGGAATTGAATTTTTGAGAACTGGGGTATAAGGATTTTTATTCCATTTTTTATTTTCATCCTTTTGTTTTAGTTTTTTATATATTTCTCTGCTAAAATATGCAGTTAAAAATATGACAACTATTAATTAGAACTACTGCATACAAAAACACAATTGTACCATATTTACCTTTGATTTTACATTTGGATTGTTTTACACCTTCAAACATTGAAATGCCCAAAGGTGTAGAAAATTGATTTAGAATGAAATGAAAAAAGGTGTAAAAACAAAAAGATACAACTAACTAGATGAGAAACCCGACAGTTTCCATTATTACAGTAACACAGTTATCTAGAGTAGCATGTTTACGGAATCTTTTAACTTTGATTCAATTACAAACGTATGAAAATATAATAGAATGGGTTATCGTGGAAGGGAGTCGACTTGAACAAGATGCAGTAAAAAACCATCATAAAATAAAAGAAATTGCATACCAAACGTCATTTAATATTGTATATTTAGAATATACTGGTGATGCATTAAGTGACCTAAGAAATAGCGGAAATGATACATGTAAAGGAGATATCATTGTTTGTATGGACGACGACGATTATTATCCAAGAGAAAGGGTAGAAGATGCTGTTTATAAACTTGGAAAATCCAAATGTCTCATTGCTGGATGTTCAAATATATATATTTATGATTATGGTTCAGAAGTACTCTACAAAAGTAAAAAACTAGACAATAATCATTCAACGAATAACTGCATGGCTTTTAAACGGGAGTATTTACTGACAAATGCACATGAATCTGGCCTAACAAATGCAGAAGAAAAAAGTTTTACAAAAGGGTTCACAGAACCGATGGTTCAATTGAGTTCAAAAAAGTGTATAGTAGTGTCTAGTCATAATAGTAATACATTTGATAAAAGACCTTTATTAGATAGACCAAATGTAGAAAAAAACGGGTTGTTTAAGAAAGTGAAAACCCACGTTACAGAATTAATTCCAACAAAGACACTTGAAACTATGCATTCTATATTTACGAATACTTATTGAGATTCTGGATTGCTGAATCACATGCAATTTGCTCAGCCTTTTTTTTGATTTTATGAATACCCTCACCTAAAAACACCAAGATTTTCCCATTAAGTGACATAAACTGATGAATTTCGCTATAAGACGAAAACCGAGTGAGTGATATAGACTGACTTGGCTTCACCGCATAAATAGGTTGACCTAAACATAAATATACGCCCATATGATAGCCTGTTTCCGGATTATGATCTACGACTTCCAAATAATCAGGCGTTACTTTGAATTCTTTTTGTATTTTTACCTGTAATATGTTCTTAAAATTATCATCGTTTTTAATGAGACTTATCCAATCCACGTGTTTTTCAAATACCTTTTCTACAAAATTCTGGACCATTTGAAATCCCGGTCCCGTAACAAAAACATTTTCAAACCATCCATCATCGTCCTTTACTGTTATCTTATTAAAATCTAGAAACATGGCACCCAAAAACGACTCAAACAGACATCCTAATTTCTTTAAATTAGTTCGCGTCTGTTTACTTTCAGCATGCTTAGATAATACAAACCATTTATGCAGACCCATTTCATACGCCATCTTACCAATCGATTCATTTTTAACGAGGGCAATCTTTTTTTCAGTCATAAACCCTTCGTTTTCCTTTGGAAATCGCCGATATAGGTAATATTTAGTAATACATTCCAGAACCCCATCTCCTACGAATTCAAGGCGTTCATTTGATTTGGTATAAAGTGGTAAACAATCGTCTGGTTTAGAAACAATAATTACATTATTTAGCTCATTCTCAAGATGAGGGCGTTTGATATAGGAACGATGAATGAAAGCTCGTTTGAATAATTCAAAATTATGAACCGGTACACCGATGCCATAATTTGCCAATATTTGTTCGATTTCCTTTTCTGTGATTTGTTTATTTAGGGGATTAAACGGGTCAAAAATATAGGTTTCTTGGCCGTTTGCGTTTTTTTCGATGCGTATGTCTTCGTCCATATTCATGTTATTTTCAAAATAAGATGAATAGACCTATTTAATTATGTTGGATTGTTTCTATGTCTTTTAAAAAAAATATTTAGCTAATATATAATATATAAGGTATATATAAATGCCCCAAGGAAATGCGTTTCGTTCATCTAGCCGTGCCCAAATGGGTAGCCGTGCCCAAGTTAATCAAAATCAAGGTGGTGGAGACAAGAAGGCCGGATTCCCTTACCAGGTAGGCCGTGACCACTGGGTTTCCATTTATTTAAATTCTACTAACCCCGTTGCTGGACATTGCTGTAAATTAAGTACCTACCAGTTTACTCTTTTCCCTAAGACGAATATTAGCAAACCTATCGGATCTGTCTACAGACCCAACACATATTTCCATATCCCCGGCACTCGTTAACTCTTCGTTTTGTGCACTCGTTAACTATCTAGTAAATGTTCTCTGTTGTAAATACATTTTTGAAACAATATAGTAATTTCTTATTGATTACTATATTATTATTATTATGAAAGTTATTGTAGATGAGCGGGAAACCGCACTTTATCAATATTTATTGACTCTTATTTCACAAACACAACAATCGCCTCCATCCATCGTTTTATCGAAAGAGGTTCTCCCATTAGGGGATATTTATTTTAAAACAAATGATGATAAAGATATCTTATTAATCGAACGCAAATCCTTTTCTGATTTAGTATCCTCTATAAAAGATGGTCGGTACGAAGAACAATCATATCGATTACTAAATTCCAGTGGGTTTTCTTCGCATTCTATTGTTTATTTGATAGAAGGAATGTTCTCCCAATTACGAAATCCTAGTGACAAAAAAATTATTTATTCGGCCATGACCTCACTCCAATATTTTAAAGGGTTTAGTACGATGCGTACTTCCTCGGTCGCCGAATCAGCAGAATGGATTTTATTTATGGCAGATAAAATAGATAGAGATTTGGCAAAAGGGAAAATACCACATAACTTAGCCACTTTAAATACACAAAATGAGACAAGCACCAGTGCGGATTATTGCTCCGTGGTAAAAAAAGTAAAAAAAGATAATATTACACCTGAGAATATAGGTGAAATAATATTATGCCAAATTCCTGGGATTAGTTCTGTAACTGCCATCACGATTATGAAGAAATTCAATGGGTTTCCGCATTTTATAGAGGAATTACAAAAAAATCCTGCGTGTATTGAGAACATTTCGATTGAAAATAATGGCAAAATACGTAAAATAAGCAAGAGTTGTTTAGAAAATATCCGGCGATTTTTAACTAGTAACAGTACTAATACAATTGAACTGTTGCCTTAGTCTTTGTCTTCTAGTGCTTCCAATGCTTTTACTACGAGTTCTAGCTGTTCGGAAATGTCAGAAAGTTCGCTAGGTCTAGTTTCGATTTCACTATTTTTTTCAAAGTCATTTTCAACGTCATTTTCTCCATCTTTTTCTAAGTCAGTAACAATTGGCAATTCAATATTAGTGGATTCGTCTAATTCTACGTATCTAGTTTTATGTATTGTATCATCAAGGCAATTTGATTGGGGAGAACATTTTTTTCTAAAGCACGTTTCAAAAAAACCACAAATCCGTTTACAAATCTCCATTTTCGCTATAATAATATATATAAAAGCGTATATATTATTCATCAATTTTTTACAGGTACTATAATTCGTCCTTAGGTGGAGGAAATGGTCCACCAATATCTGGAAAAAAGGCAACTTTGGGTTGAAATAAAACTGGTTTACTAATGTTATTATCAACATATTTCCCAGAATCAACCATCTGTTGGGTATAAATGGTTCCTGCCCAATTAGGGTCCATTGGATTATCGCTTATTTTATTCATAGAGGTTGAATCATGTAATTTATCAACGTTTGTGTAAACGCCCACATTTTGACCATATGGGTCAAATCCAGAATAATTATTACTATTATATGGTGGATTTTCTCTGGAAGCGTCAATTGCTTGAAATACCCGTTTGTTATCTATAGGTGCTTGAACTTGTGTAATAGATGGCAATCCTCCACTTAATTCAAATGGACTAGGCCTCATTCGGTATACATCCTGTCCCTGGGCATTGTTCTCTTGTTGTAAATATAAGATTGGACAATGAATGCCCTTTTTCCGTTGTATTTCTAAATAATTAATATATTCATCTAAATTGAAAAAGGGAATGGGATTTTTACCTTCTTCCATTGGCTTGGTCGTGTTATACAACATCAAAACATTTCCCTTTTGAACCAATAAATCCGGACAATCATCAGAAGTGGTTGTATCTTCCTTATTACCATTTTGCTCAAATCCCTCTTTCTTTTTACAGCCACTTTTCGTTGGTTTCCCAAAAAACATGGTAACATATAATCCAACGAAAAATAAACTAATCAAAAATAATAAAAATAATAATTTGATTTTATTCATTTGAAATCAACCTGTATATACTTATATACTATTTAGAGAAGAAAATCATTTTCTAACGATAATGTATAAATGCTTGGAATATTTGGTGGTAAAGAAAAACATGATGTAAGTATAAAGACTAGACGTAGCAGTAGAAGTAATAGAAACCAAAATAAAAGACATACAGTTAATAATAAACATATTCCTAAAAAAGAGAAAGACATACATGTTGTATTAGTTCATGCTCATTGGTGTGGACATTGTAAAGCATTGATGCCAGAATGGAAAAAAATGGAAAAACAAGTAAAACACGACCATCTATTAGACGCAAAATGTAGAGTTGTGACTATTGAAATGAGCAATCAAGAAACCGAATTACCCAAGTATAAACAGATGATTGGAAATAAAGAGATCGAAGTTGCAGGATATCCAACTATTTTCCTTATAAAAAGAGGAACACTTTATGATTATACAGGCGGTAGAACATCGCCAGAATTAGTCGAATGGGTACGTAATTCAGCAAATGATCAAGACATTGCGGCACAGGGACAAGGATACAAAAAACGTGAAAAATTACATAATTTTTTTAAAATGATGGGTGGTCGTAAAACTCGCCGTAGACAAAGAACAAACAAATGCTCTACATGCAAATCTGGGTTTTTTTTTAATTTGTTTAGTAAATAATAATAATAAAAACAATTGTATTCAAATATATATATGAATACAAGTCAACATCACGGCGGTCGACTTGGAAACGGGTTTTTTGTTGGGATGGCAGTTCATTTTATTGCAAAAAAAAGCAATTTAAAGTTTTCTTATAAATATGGAAATAAATTTAAAAAATTAGGAATTGAATTATTTAGTGGAGAAAAAACATTTGATGAAACCATTTCTTTAAAAGATACCAATTTTTTTGGACTTGTTCTTAGTGAAGAACCTATTTACAAAAACATTCATATTGTAAACGATGTGTGGTGTCAGACCAAAGAATTTTCTTTTTTTTTAAAGGAACATTTCGAGAAACCTGAAAATAAAACTATTTTCATAAACGCAAATGATTGCAGTCATCGTTACAAAAATAACACAGACGTTTTTGTACATGTACGCTTAGGCGATATAATTTCGCATAAAAAAATTCATCCATTCGAATATTATGACAATGCATTATCAGGACTCAAATTTGAAAACGGATTTATATCATCAGATACCCTTGACCACCCGATTTGTTTACAATTAATAGAGAAATATGGATTACAACGGTTACAGTCTAATGAAGAAGATACAATTGCGTTTGGTTCAACGTGTAAATATTTAGTTTTATCAAGTGGGACATTCTCTTGGATGATTGGGTTGTTTGGTTATTTTTCAGAAATATATTACCCCAAGATTTATAACATTTGGCATGGAGATATTTTTGTCTTTCCGGAATGGACCGAAATTGATTATACACCAACCTAATCCTATATTACAAAACTGGTAAAAAATTGAAGTTTCAAGTTTCCGAAAAAGAGTTAAATAAGAAACATCAAATAACTATAATGTCGACGAAACCGGTAAAAAAACCATCTATTAAAAAATCATTCCGCTTATATGATTTTGTCGTGATAGACGATTTTGTAAAGGATGGAGCTTCTTCTGATGCTAGTTCAGGTTCAGACGAAGAAAACCAAATTTCAAATTCGAATCCCTCTACATTAGATAAACGATTTGTTATTCAAATGTTTGGTATCAATGAAAGAGGTGAAACCTGCTGTTTATATATGCAAGAATATCAACCATTCTTTTATATTAAAGTTGGCGACAACTGGACAAAAAATAATATGAATGCATTGGTGCGTGAAATCAAGGATAAGATCGGGAAATATTTTTGCGATTCTATAGTTTCCAGCGAATTAGTTGACCATCATAAATTATATGGATTTAGTGGTGGGAAAAAATGTAAATTTATGAAAATCGTCTTTCAAAACACGATTGTCATGAATAAGGTAAAGAATTTGTGGTATGCTTATCCAAAGGCAAAAGAGCAAAAAGGAAATATACAAAAATCAAAAGAAAACAAAAAAGAACGCCAGGAGCGATATCGCGTAAAATTCATATTCCAAGGCGTTTCGCTCGAATTATACGAAAGTAATATTCCTCCGCTTCTCCGATATTTTCATATTCGAAACATCAGTCCCTCTGGCTGGGTATCTTTCAGAACTGATCGCACGATGAGAGTAGTGCAAAAAAACACTACTTGCACATACGAATATATTTGTCCTCTCAAGGAATTAATTCCTGAACCAGAAAAGGAAACTCGAGTGCCTTATAAGATATGCAGTTTTGATATTGAGGCCAGTAGTAGTCATGGCGATTTTCCAGTACCAGTAAAAACGTATAAACGTCTCGCTACAAATTTGGTCGATGCGTTTTTCAAGCAAGCTGCTTGTTTAAATATTGACAAACAAAAGGCCAATGCGATGTTATTAAAGGTATTTTATGCAGCATTTGACTATGGGAAATTTGATGATATTGATATAGTATATCCGAAAAAAAAAATAAGTAAAGAGACCGTAAAAGACCTAGTAAATATATTATTAAAAACACCAATGCAAGATGTGAAATTAATTGATGGTGATGGTGAAGATAAAGATCGGTCTTACATCATGACAATTGATGCTATGTTTGAAAAAATGAAAGAAGATGCGGATGTTCAAGGTACGGAAGGCGACGATGAGCAAGTTGCTGGCACAAATGATGATAAGCCTATTTATTTTAAAAAAAAGGATTTGATACCATCTATTAAAATAGACAAAAAATTAAATATTATTGACTTTCTATTAAATAGCGAATATAGTCGAGATATAAAAATCCATTTAATTAACGACATGTTGACGCGTTGTAACAAATTTCCTGAATTGAAAGGTGACGAAGTGACGTTCATTGGTTCAACCTTTTTAAGATATGGTGAAACAGAACCTTATTTAAATCATTGTATTGTTGTTGGTGATTGCGATGATGTAGATGGAGCAGTCATTGAAAGTGTAATAACAGAGAAAGATTTGTTATTAAAATGGACAGAAACCATTCAACGTGAAAATCCGGATATTATTATTGGATATAACATTTTTGGATTTGATTATGAGTTTATGTTTCGGCGTGCGGAACAAAACGGATGCGAGTTGGAGTTTTTATTATTATCAAAAAAAAAAAATGAACTTTGTGCCAAGGAAAAAAACAACAAGATACCAGATAGTGAGGTTAATGACCAAGATGATTTAGAAATCAATAATAGTAAAAGCCGCGTTGAAATCGAAAACACAAAGCTTGTTATTGCAAGTGGTGAATATGATTTACGGTTTTTCAAAATGACCGGACGCCTTCAAATAGATATGTATGCCTACTTCCGCAGAGATTTTAACTTGGCGTCTTATAAATTAGACGATGTAGCAGGCGAATTCATTAGTGATAATATAAAAAAAATAGTATGTACGGAACATCCGAAATTTGGTGAAGTCACGGAACTCTATAGCCAGAATCTAATGGGTCTCCACGTAGGCGATTTTATTCATATCGGTTTCGTAGGATTTACGTCTGATTATTATAAAGATGGAAAGAAATTCCGCATTTTAGATATCGAAAAGGGAAGAGAGGACCCCGATACAAAAGCAACATTTAATGTCATTTTGATAAGCGGTCATGAACATATTGACAGTGCCAAACCTATTAAGTGGACAATGGCAAAGGATGATGTTACGCCCCAAGATATTTTTAGATTAGCAAACGGTGATTCAAGTGACCGAGCAATAGTTGCAAAATATTGTATCCAAGATTGTAACTTGGTTCATCATTTAATGAATAAAATCGACGTAATTACTGGCTATGTCGAAATGTCCAGTATTTGTAGCGTCCCGATTAGTTTCTTAGTATTCCGTGGTCAAGGAATTAAACTCACTAGTTATGTGGCGAAAAAATGTCGGGAAAAGGATACTCTCATGCCTGATATCGAAAAAAGTGGAGAAATGGACGGATACGAAGGAGCTATCGTATTGCCACCAAAATGCTCTATGTATATGGATAATCCAGTAGCCTGTGTAGATTATGCATCGCTTTATCCTTCCTCCATGATTAGTCAGAATTATTCACATGATAGTAAGGTATGGTCAAAAGAATATGATTTAGAGGGAAATCAAATAAAAGTCACTGGTCAAACTGATGCCTCAGGGAATTTCATGTATGACAATATGCCAGGATTTCAGTATATTGATATGGAATTTGATACTTTCAAATATATTCGGAAAACGCCTACATCCAAGGCAGAAAAAACCAAGGCTGGGAAAATAGTTTGTCGGTGGGCACAGTTTCCTGATAATAAAAAGGGTGTCATGCCGTCTATTTTGGAGGAGCTATTAAAAGCCCGTGCCTTCACTAGAAAACTAATTAAAACTACCAAGGATCCGTTTATGCAGAATATTTTAGATAAGCGTCAGCTTGGATATAAAGTAACTGCGAATTCTTTGTATGGTCAGTGTGGTTCTCGAACATCTACGTTTTATGAAAAGGATGTTGCAGCAGCAACTACGGCAACTGGCCGTATGATGATTACATATGCGAAACGTATGATTGAAGAAGTATATGGAGATTTAGTTTATAACACAACCTGTAATGGAGCGGTAAAATGTAAAGCTGAGTATGTATATGGCGACACGGATAGTGTATTCTTTACATTTAATTTGGAAAATCCGAACACGGGAGAGAAAATCCGCGGAAAGCCAGCACTTGAAGCAACGATAGAAATCGCACAAGACGTTGCTGCATTGTGTACGAGATATTTGAAACCACCCATGGAGCTAACTTATGAAAAAACTCTTATGCCTTTCATTTTGTTATCTAAAAAGCGTTATGTCGGAATGTTGTACGAAACAGATGCCAACAAAGGAAAGCTCAAGTTCATGGGACTTTCTTTGAAACGCCGCGATTCATGCGATTATTTAAAAGACGTATATGGAGGTATTCTCAAGATTTTGATGGATACAAAACGCGAAAACACTATCAAGGTAGCCATCGACTATTTAAATGATTGTTTACAAGAATTAGTAAATGGAAATGTCCCTATGGATAAGCTAATGATTACCAAGGCACTTCGTAGCGATTATAAGAATCCAGCAACTATTGCTCATAAAGTATTGGCCGATCGAATTGCTAAGCGTGACCCAGGAAATAAACCTAAACCTGGTGACCGTATGAAGTTTGTACATTTTGTTTGTGCTGAATCTAGCGGAAAAAAAGCTTTACAGGGTGAAAAGATAGAAACGCCCGAATTTATTTTACAGAATAATTTACAAATCGATTACAATCATTATATTACAAACCAACTTATGAAGCCGCTGCAACAATTGTTTGGACTCGCACTTATTCAGATCTGGGAGCTACAGAATAAGAAAACCGCGATAAAAACGTATGAAAAAGAACTAGATAAATTAGCCGATGAATTTCCTGACATGGAGACATTCATGAAAAAAAAGGAAAAATACTGCTCTACAAAAATAAAAGCATTATTATTCGATAAAGTATTAGATAAAATACATAATACGAAATATGGAATACAGACAATATCATCATTCTTTAAACCGGTATGAAAACGTATTCAAACATTCGAAAAAATCATCAGCTTATCATTACTTTGCAAATTCAATCCATTTTTTTTTTAAAGAAGTTATTACCAACCCTTTGAATGATAATCTCCTGCCAACATAATTTACCGGACTGCTCTGTTTCTCTGGTTCAGGTATAGGTAAGACATTGAAATTTTTTTTCTTTTCCTTTTCCTTTTCATTTTCATTTTCTTTTTCTTTTTCATTTTCTTTTTCCTTTTTGTTTTGTTTATAATATGAAACAATTGGAAGGTTATCTAGTTTTTTATTTTCAAAAAAAACCATAAATTCTTGGTGTCTTAATTCTGGATAATATAACAAAACGCGATCTAGTTGAAATTGGAAGCGAGCACAAAGTAATAACATCCGACTTGCTTTTCCAATAAATATATTATCAACTCCTAAAATTGGTTTTTTTTCAACTACAAATTCCATTGATTTTATATTTATTTTTTTTCTCAAAATAAATGACAACGTTTCATCCTTTGGAAAAGAATTTGAATTATTTAATATGTCAAATCTCATATTTATCACAAAATCATCTGGACAGTTATCAGTTATGTATTTTATACCTTCATAAATACCAAACCACATATTTTTCCACCCCCTTAAAGGCATAGTAGTAGATGGGATTTTTCCTTCTACATTTCCTGTGAGAACGATTTGTTTATCATCTAAAATAATAATGTTTTTTATGGGAATGTCTCGAAAATAATTATAAATTAAACTTTCTGTGACTATCGTATTGTTTTCTTTCATTTCTCGCCAACTAACATTTGATTGAAAAATATTCCACGTTTGTATGTAAATATCTAAAGTGTCGACTTCCTCAGAAAGGTGTTTCAATAAATTATATAATTCATTATCATTAAAACTATTACGTATATGTCCACGTAATAATATAATCATGCCAACTATATTAATATGATATTTTTATTTTTTTCTAATAATAAACAAAATCAAATGACAAATCGTTTGTAAATCGGCGAGTAGGTTGCTCGTTAATATAATTTTGCAACATATTTTCAATACTTGTTGTTAATGAGTCCATCAGATTATCTGGCAGAAGTGGTGACGGATGTGCTTGTATATTCGTTCTAATATCATATCTACACACTGGACAGCGTACATTTGTAAGAAACCAATTTTGAATCGCGTTCTCACAAAACGTATGGCCACAGTGTGTGATTTGTCGAACAATTTGTCCGTCTTCAAAATCTTCAAGGGTAATCGGACAACGCGTTTGATTTATGGATGTTTGCCAATACGTAATTTGTTGAGTTGCTGCTTGAAGTTGTTCTTGTGTTGGTCGCACAACAACGTCCTGAAACTGATTTGCTGAAAGGTCTCTTATAGGATAAATTAAATAAGACAAAAACATATTGGTATCTTGTTGTGCTCGTGACGTTGGTCGGTGTGTTCTCCTACTTGTGCTCGTGTTTGTACGATTCGTAGAGTTGTCATTATGAATTAGATTTTGCGTTTGATTCATATTTTGTATAATTTGAAGAGTTGTGCGTATATTTTCATTATAATTTCGATTATTCTCATTGTATCCATAAATAAGTTCTCTTATTGTTGGTAAAAGGGTTTCTTGTTGGGTCGATGTTCTTACGTTTGTTCTCCTCAATTCCTCTTGAATTAAATCAAATAAATCGTTTCGCAAGTCACTCTGTTCAGCTGTTGTTCTATTAGTTCCATTATCCATTCCCAATAATGTATATAAAGATTATTGTTTAATATTATTATTATATTTATATTAAACGTAAAGGAAATGGATTTGTCAAAATATTATAATAAAGGTACGACTGGACTAACTAATTTAGGGAATACTTGTTTTTTAAATTCTTGCATGCAGGTTCTCAATCATACATATGAATTAAATTATTTTTTAGATTCTGCCAATCTCAAAAAACGAATTAAAAAGGACTTGCCCGATTCGACTATTTTATCTGAATGGGATGATTTACGTAATGTAATGTGGAGTGGAAATGGAATTGTTACTCCTAAAAAATTCGTTTACAATGTGCAGCAAATAGCCGGAATAAAAAACAAAGAATTATTCACAGGTTGGGCACAAAACGACATGCCTGAGTTTCTGCTTTTTTTTATTGATTGTATTCATAATAGCATTTCGAAAGGTGTAACTATGAAGATTAGTGGCAATAAAGAAAACGATGTCGATGATATAGCAGTAGCTTGTTATAAAATGTTAAAATTAACCTATGAAAAGGAATATTCGGAAATTATGAACATTTTTTATGGAGTTTATATTTCAGAAATTATTTCCAAGGATGGAGGAAAACGTCATGTCTTAAAACCAGAACAGTATTTTATTTTAGATTTGCCAGTGATGGACGAAAATGGATTTGCCAAGACATTATATGATTGTTTCGATATTTATACTAAACCAGAGATTTTAGAAGGAGATAATGCTTGGTTTAATGAAACAACCAACCAAAAGGAAGATATAAAAAAACAGATATCTTTTTGGAATTTCCCTAACATTTTGGTAATTGTTTTGAAGAGATTTACGCCTGATGGAAATCAAAAAATTAATACACTAATAGATATTCCTATTGATAATTTAGATTTATCAAAATATATACGCGGTTATCATGCCAGTTCTTACAAATATCAGTTATATGGCATTTGTAACCATATTGGCGGGGTAATGGGTGGGCATTATACAGCGTTTGTTCGGAATGCGGAAATGAAATGGTTACATTTTAATGATGCAAATGTAGATATAGTTCAAAATACAAGTAATCTGATTTCGCCTATGGCATACTGTTTGTTTTATCGTAAAAAAAATAACTAACTATAATATAATAATAAATGATAGAAAATTATGAAGATGCTAGAACAAAATGGGCTGATGATCCAACTAATTATGTTGTAAAAGATAGTTCTGGAAATAAAACAAAATCTACAGTAAAAGATAGTTCTGGAAATAAAGCTGTTGCTGCGACAAGTTCAACATCTTCAACCAATACTTCATCGACGACAAAATCGAGTGGAACGACGTATGAAGATTTAATCAATATTATTTTTAATAAAACAACCTTTATTTATATCTTGGTGTTTTTAGGCATATATTTTGTTGCTTATTTTGGATTAGGATTTTTTTTTAACAAGGGCGGAGATGTTTCATCCTTTCAAATAAATTTAAGTCGAACTCTCGATTTCCTTTTTTTTTCGGTTATTCTCATATTAATCGTTTCTTTCTTATATACGTATGACCAGTCAAACCAATCCACTGTTTTCACAAGTCTGTTTGATGGTACAATTAAATTTATTAATACGCCGACTTCTATTTTTACTGTGGTTTTGTTCTTAGTTGTCTTTTATATTATTGTTTATTTGTTTCGAATTCCAATGACAAGTGATGTAAAACCGTTCTTTATTTCTTTGATTGAGAACCTTGCGTGGTTGGCTTTTATAATTATTAGTATTATTGATTTTTTCCAATATGTATTGGGTATTCCTATCAAGAATTTTATTGCTAATCTATGGAATGAATTGCCAAATGATATAGATACCGGTTCAAAAAACAAAATCGTTTATGATAGTTCTAATAATAAAGTGCCTGTTGCTACTCCCTCGAACGAAGTCTTTAATATATCAAATAACTTATATACGTATGATGATGCCCAAGCTATTTGTACAGCCTATGGTGCAAAGATGGCAACGTATGACCAAATGGAAGATGCCTATGAAAAAGGTGCTGAATGGTGTAATTATGGCTGGTCAGATGGGCAAATGATATTCTTTCCCACACAAAAATCAACCTGGAAAGAACTACAAAAAGATCCCAAACGTAAAAATAACTGTGGGCGACCGGGCGTGAATGGTGGATATATTGCGAATCCTTATGTAAAATTTGGTGTCAATTGTTTCGGTAAGAAACCAAAACCCAGCGATTCGGACTTGGCACGTATGAAAGCAGTAGATGTAGTCCCAAAATCAGATGCGGATGTTGCACTAGATGCCAAAGTTAAGTATTGGAAAGACCACGCGGCTGATTTATTAAAGATTAATTCTTATAATAAAAAGCAGTGGTCTGAATATTAAGTCGTTTTTATTTTGTTTTTGATTTTTTTATTAACTAATGATCCAGTAGTTAATAAAACGATGCATTTTAATTCTTAACCCTTATTTTTTTTGTCTTTTTGCCTTGGCAATCTTTGTGAGATTTGGTACTTCTTTTTAATGGTTTGAGTCCATGACATTTTGTAATCATATCAAATACCTTATCGAACATTTTTTCGTCGACAACTTCGGCCTCTTTTTGGTCTGTTTTAAATCCATGACTTTTGGCTCCACCTAAAAGTGGTGCCTTAAAATAGTCATTTGAATACGAAAGAAGACCAACTGGAATAGTCAAGTTCTCAAATTTGGAGATTCCATAATCTGATTTTGTTGACCCATTCAGTGACTTATCCTTTTCGGATTCTTTTTTTAAGAATTCGGTCATTGGATATCCACCTATCATAGTGGAACCCTTTTCATTAAAAACATATTTTTCTAATGGTGATGTTTCAAATTCATACATATATATTGTATGTATATAATCCTATTGTTTATGCAACGACTGGTCTCCATTTCATTGCCCATTTCTTTTTTTTTATTTGTATGTTCTCCTAATATCTAGAGAACTTGTAATCTCACGTTTTTCTTTTAGATATTGAATAATATAATCAACTTGTGTTTTATCTGTTATAATTTCAGCTAAACATCGTTCTACGTAAGTATAACTGAGTGGTGAGTAATCCTTTTTTTCAATAATTCTAAGTTCTCCGTCACTTATGCCTATTTTATTTTGCGTGAGGTTATTTTGATCCATATATTCACATATTTTATCACATAATTGAGTTTTAGTTTCACGGATTTTTTTGGTTTTTTCATTGACTATTTTCAATTGTGAATCTAAGAGAACCCACCGTTGAATATTCTCAATAAGTTCTTGTTTTGTGCTGATTGCTAGTTGATTTGAAGTATTCGGATTTTCCATTATATTATACGTATAATAATATAATGTTTTGGATAATTTTACTTACAATTACGCTTTGTTTACATCTTATTCTTGCCAGATTTATTACGCCTGGTAGTTGTCTTCTTTGTCTTACCCATTGGAGCACCTTCACTTGCCCCGTCTCTTTTTCCGTCCCTTTTCCATTCGCTCTTTCTCTTACTCGCAATCTTCATCGCGGCTTTCAACGATTTTGCACCCGTCTCGTTCTTAATACGAGTTACAAACTGAAACCACTTTTCGCCCGCCATAATATATATAAACTACATATATTATATTGTATTCATAGTATTACTAAACTACATTCTAACGTCTACGTGTTCTACGACTCTTGCTCATTCTTTTGCCCATTTTCATACTTTTGCTCATACCTTGACGCATTTTTTTGCTCATTCTTTTGCCCATACTTTGACCCATTTTATTTGCATATAATAATACCGTTGGAACGGCTAAACCAGCAATTAATTGCTTCTTTTTTCCACCACTCTGCATCAAAACAGACGTAGCGGGTCCATTTTGCATTTTTGCGATTGGCTCAGGATTAGAAATGGCAGCAGGACTCAATGCATTACCGCCAGTCTGACTAGGAACAGAAGGAACGGATCCGCCAACTTCAGGACCAACCGCATTTTGATGGATTATATTAGTACCCGGATTTGCGTGTTGGTCATTCATTCCACCAACAACCGCTATAACATGGTCAGATGCACCTCCACCACCGATCATTTGAATGCCACTGCATCCAACTTGTCCAATTATTTTTTGTTTGCCATGACCCTTTTTGTGATGACGTCTGGAACCTCTTCTTGCCATTATATATAATATAATAAGATTTTTATTACACGTGTTCTAAACCGGCCGTACTTAAAATATCGGGTTTTCGTAGCAATTTTAACAATAAAAACAAATTCGCTAAAATAATAAAAATCAAAAACACATTATAAAAACAGATAAACCAAATATACAAATATAATTCATTATATACAATTTGAACGATCGGTTTTACCATCTCTTTTACGTCTTTACGAATATCTTCATTTTTAAAAAAATCAATACATGTATCACGAATGTTTTTCATACTAATTGATTTAGAATCACAGAATCTTTGAATGGTTTTAACGAGTTTTTTAAAAAAATTCGTACGAACGTGAGAACATTTTTATCATTGCATACTAATGGACGGCATTTTTGATACAAATGACTCTTTTGATTTTACTAAATTAGTATTGACAAAACCTTCGCTCATTTCTGGTGGAAATTATTTTATAAGATGTTTAGTGAATAATTCGCCTCTTTACATTCAACCTCCTAAATGTAAAACAAAGCAGGGTATTTTAAAAGCTGGAAAACGCTACTATACTGATTTAATGTTTACAAATGAAGATGCAACCTTTATTCAATGGATGGAAAATTTGGAGAACCATTGCCAACAATTTATTTTCAATAATCGCGAAAAATGGTTCGACGGAGAGATGGAATTACATGATATTGAGAACTATTTTACTTCCCCGCTGAAGTTATTCAAATCGGGTAAATATTATATTGCTCGTACTGGCATTTCTACAGCTTTAAATAATATTACGCTAAAAATTTACGATGAAAATGAGAACGAGGTTGCCATGGAAAATATTGATGACAAAACGAATGTCACAACGATTTTGGAAATTCAAGGTATTAAATGTTCTACGCGTTGCTTTCAAGTTGAATTAGAATTAAAACAAATGATGGTAATGAATCCTGCGGATATGTTTCAGAAATGCATTATTAAAGGTCTGGGTAAAAGTCATAGTGTTAGCCATACTAGCACCAGTACTATTGAGCAACCTGTAGATCGGGTACATAAACCACATATAGAAACCGATGAAAATATTATTTTAGTAGAAACAATCGAACTGCCAAATGATGTTGATGCTACAGTTGAAATTGATTTAGATGATG